GATACGTTAGTCCGGAATTTACGCCTATGGAGAGTACAAGAACTTGTGAGTAGATTGATATTTATATCATCAAAAGCATACTCGTTGAAGTAGGAATGGAACATAGAAGTTTATAACTTTTTATAAGTTTTCAGTAACGGACACACTATGATATTTTGGCTATCAATAATCATTTTTGCAGTCGGCGTTGTTATTCTGATTGCAAATAGAATAGGAGAATCTTTAAGCTACGAATATGAGTATTCGAATGTGAGCGCAACCGTGCTTGTTTTGGGCGTAGCAGTGGCTTTTATCGGTGCGGTATATCTTTTGATCGCTGGATTGCTTTTAGCAATAAGCCAGACTACGGTTACCGCCACCAGACAGGCAAATGCCGAGAAATACAAAGCATTGACTTACAAACTGGAAAGTGAAGCTTGCCGAGATCAATTCGGACTTCTAAACAAAGAAATTATTGACGAGGTACAGAGGTGGAATGTAAAAGTAACTTACTACAAAGCAATGGAGGATAACTTCTGGGTGGGAATCTATTATCCAGATGTGTACGGTGATTTGGGAACGATTGATTATGAGACATATGAGGGAGGACAAAAACCATGAAAAGAATCAAAGCACTATTGGCAACCATTATCTGTATTTGCATTATCACAGGTCTAACAGGCTGTGCAGCCAATGACGATTACTTGAATGACGTGAAAGGAAATCTTTCTGGTAACAGCTACACAATCTATACCTACGACAACTACGGTCAAAAGGTTATGACCACCACTGGGGACAAGATCAACATTGCCGGGAATAAAACCAAATCCAAGGGCTACGATAGTGAGGGTAACGAAACAACAAGCTATGACGTATCTTCCGTTATTACAATTCTAATTGACGGTAAAGAAATTGAAAGCTGTGGTGATACTTGTATTTTTGAGCAAAAAGGATTGAAGCCAGAGGTTGATTTTACCCAGGAAGATATTACCAGTCATTCAACCGGGAAGATTTCAGAGAACGCATACATAGCCGGGATTGTGAATTATTATAAAAATTATTTCGGGAAATCCAGGGTTGTAGTAATCAAATCTCAACTTGGACAGCCAATAGCTGCATATTCTGGTGACGAGGTGTTCTGGAAAATCCCGGATGATCTACCTAAAATGACAAAGTTAATGATTGACGGAAAAGCTCTTTATATCCACAGGGCGAACTTCCAGATTATTGACAAAGAATTACTGCGATAAAATAATCAAATTCGTTTCAAAACCTATCACCCGATAAAACATAGGAACAAGCCAAGAAAATTGAAATTCGAGCAAAGAAATTAATTAATTGTGGAGAAAGGTAACAATGAAAATGAACAGACCATTATTTGAACCAGGAGATATTGTGCAGCACTTCAAACGAGAAACCATCAAGGAGCCGCACAACAACGAGTATTTGTATAAGATTGTTGGATTCGCTCAACATACGGAAACAGGAGAAGATCTGGTGATATATAGAGCCTTGTATGGTGACAAGCAATTATTTGCCAGACCAAAAAATATGTTTTACAGTGAAGTGGATCACGAAAAATATCCAAACATCAAGCAGAAATATAGGCTTGAGAAATATCATGGAGTGTTGTACGTGTAATGAATTTCAAGCAAACTTATTTTTCCATCTGGCAAGATATATGGAACCTACACAAGAAGTACGCCTTTATTTCAAAGGATGACATTCCACAGTGGGAAAATCTCACCATGGAAGCAAGCCGGATTCACGATAAATATGCTGATTCGGTCGGCGCAAAATTTGCTGAAGCTCTTTTGTTTGCCGTAACTGCGGAAATTGATAGAAAAGCGAAATAGGGCTTTCGGAATACGTCCCAAGGTGGTACAATATGGGTATCAATTATTGGGAGGTATGAGTGTATGAAGAAAGTGAAAAGAGTTATTGTTGCGTCAACATTAATAATATGTGAATGTTTTTCACCTATCGCAGTAAAAGCAAGTATTGATGATGTAAATACATTTTTGCAACAGTATGAAAATGATGATAATGCATTTTATACAGAAGAATACAGCGGAAAAGATTCGGAAGGGACGGAATATAAAACACTTATCGTCAGAACTGATTTATTTAAAGTAAATGTCAGTTTTATGGAAATGGATGAAATTTTTGCGAATATGTCTTCACAGGAATGGTTTGACTATACCACTATTTGTAGCATAGGTATTAGTTCAAATGTTGGTTTTTTATTGTCAACTAATGTCTATGATACAAAAAGTGGAACGAAAATAAATAGCTCAAGCGATCATCCTTTATCAATGAGATTTCCTTGGATAATAAAAACCGAAAACGAACTTTCTGATGAAGAACGTACTTTCCTTATGAGGATAACGCAAGAAATATTACAAAGCGAGTTGGATAAATCCATTTCATTGAATATCGGAACTGAAAATGAGAGTAAATGCACATTCAAAGCTTGCAATGGCTTAGCAGAAGTCAGCGGAGAATACGAATTGAATAACGTATCATATAAATTTATAACTCAGTTTACTTACGAAACAGAAGATAACCAGGATGGAACATACGAAGAGTTATATACAGGCGCAAATGATATAGATATATTTGGAACAAAAGTAATGTTTGAACATAGAACATACGATAAGTAAAAAAAAATCGGCTAGGGATTTCTCCCTAGCCTTTATCTTAATTCATCCAACTATATGTATATGAGTTGTTTACATATATTTCAAATCTATCTGGTGTTATTGTGTCATAATTTCTATCATGAGGAAAACTAAATTCAAGATAAGCAGTTGAACCAGGATTTTCTACACGAGCATAATTATAATCATATCCGACAATTCTTCCACCCTTATAAAATACAACAGCGATTTGAGTAGAATAATTTTTTCTTCCTTGATTTTTTACTTCAACCATTACATTTTTATCGCCAAAATTTGAAGAATAATGAATGCCAGAATTATTTGTTATTGTATTTGTTGCTTTTTCAATTTTTAAATTTATTTTAAAAGAATCCCAAGTCTTGTCATAGTTCCAGCCTTGAAGCGCACATTTTGAATGTGCCGCAAATGCATAATTATAATCTTTTTCTATTCCAACCATTGTTCCATTCAGATAATAAACAAACTCTACTGTCAGATCAACGGCATAATCATAATGGTTTTCCAGAATTGCCACAGCTCCATACGGCGTAGATTCTGCATGATAACTAACAACATTCTTTTTACCACTGCTGTTAGCATTTGGATTTCCACCAAAACCGCCATTGCCATTAGAAGCCTTTTTCACAGTAACTTTACAGGTATATTTCTTTTTACCAATCTTTGCAGTAATTGTAGCAGAGCCTTTCTTTTTCGCCTTTACACGTCCTTTAGAAGATACCGTTGCAACAGACTTCTTGCTACTTGTCCATTTTACTTTTCCTTTTGTTCCAGTTACTTTTAATTGTAATGTCTGACCGACTTTCAAAGTGGCTTTTTTCTTGTTGATTTTACCAGCCGCCGATACTGGAACTGCCATACAGACAATCAGTAACATAATGGTAAAAATTGCCAGTAACTTTTTGGATTTTTTCATATGCGTTTTCCTCCCTAAATCAGTATGATATCTGTATTTTACCACTCCAAAATGAATAGTGGAATAGGAAATTTGAAAAAAATAACGATTCATCAAAATGACGAATCGTCAGTAAAAAAACTGCCCATTAAAATTGAAGAGTATGGTTCTTCACTAGGAGGAACGAACAGAAAAATTGATATTTCGTCTTTATGGCAGACTATATATGCTTACAAGGTGCACAAATTTGAGCGGATTATATAGGTTTTAGCCATACATGGCGAAAAGGCGTAGAAATTTCGACACCTTTTATTTTTAATAGGGGTGCTTCTAATTTGATGCACCCTATTTCTATGATTGATATTTTGAACTATCATCAATTTGATGACGGTTAGCATTTCGGACAATTTGTCCTAGGTTCGCCACAATGGCTAGTGACTCCGCATTCATGCGGAAAAGTGGATACTTCAATCACCAAAGTCAATTTTACTTCGGCTAACTGCGACTCTTCCTAAAAGACGAGACGCACACTGTCGAAAATTCGACAGTGAATAAGCCGCCGAAATTTCGGCTCCATTATTTTGTGGAAGCCAATTCTGCTAAAATTTTAGCGAAAAGGTGTTCGTCATAATGACGAGAACCTTGATTGATACGTTTTCTAAAAAAATAGAAAATGTTATTGACTTCTAAATGACTTCATGGTATATTATAAGAAAGAAGTCAATATGACTTCAAGAAAGGAGAAATGCTACTAATGAGTATTAAAACATTTACGTTAAGACTGACAGAAGAACAGCTTGATTTTGTCGGTGAGAAAGCAAAAGAAATGGGGGTGAGTAAAAACGATTATATTCGCAGATTAATTGATGGAGATATTCGTGCAGACAAAGAGGATAAAATCTTACAGGAAATTATCGAAATCAAGAATATGTTAAAAGCAAACAAATAAAAAAGGATTCCCGCACCATGGAAAAGTCGGAACCCTTTAAGCACTCAACACACCGAAGTGGTTGATATTGTCATTATATCTCCCTTCGGTGTAATTGTAAACACCGAAAGGAGATTTTTTATGGCAGATTTGAAGATTATTGAAAATGAATTAGTTCCTGTGTATGAAACCGAAAAAGGAATTAAAGTTGTGTACGGAAAAGACTTGCATAAAAGCTTAGCGGTCAAGACAGATTTTTCCACATGGGTAAAGAGAAGATTATCAGAGTGTGATGCCGAGGAAAAAGAAGATTTTGACCTGCTCCCCAAAATTGAGGAGCAGGTAACAGGCAGTAAACACACGATTGAATACCTCATCAAACTTGACACTGCCAAAGAAATGGCAATGCTTGAACGCAACGACAAAGGGAAACAGGTTCGCAAGTATTTCATCCAAGTGGAAGAGAAATACAAGCAAACAGCAATCAACATTAATCAACTGTCCCCCGAACTGCAAATGTTTAATCAGATTTTTCAACAGGTAGCCAAGACCGAACTGGAACAGAAGAAACTTGCGGAACGTGCCGACCAACAAGAGAAAAATATGAAAGCCATCATTGATACCTTTAAAGGAACGGATTCTGATGTTGGCACAGAGAAATGGGTAAACAGATGTATTTCAAAGATTGCCGAGAGTGACGATTTCACCTACTCATTCGGAAATAAATACGCCGCCGCCAGAAACGAAAGCTACCGCAGATTATCGGACAGAGCTGGTTGCCGATTGGATCAGCAACTTAGAAATGCGATTTCCAGAGCCGAGGAAAGAGGATGCACCAAGGCGCAGACCAACCAGATTAACAAACTGTCCGTGATTATGCAGAATAAGCGGCTGAAAGATATTTACGTTAGCGTGATTAAAGAAATGATGATTGCATATAGAGTAGAAATCGCATAATTAGAATTTTGCAGGGATACACAGGAGGAAAATAAAATGACAAAGGCTGAATTACAGAAAACAATTGACGAACTGAACGCAGATAACAACGAGTGCTTAGTGCTTCTGGACGAGTATATGTACAGACAGAGAATCATTGAAAATCTTATCAATTTGAAAGACCTGTCAAAATTAAAGGGAATGTATCTCTTTACCAAACAGTTAATCGGGAAAGCGTGATCGTATGGCAAACAGAATCCAATTCAATGACTTTCAGAAGAAGAGCGTGTACGCCAAGTGCAACGGAAAATGTGCGATATGCGGTAAGCCTGTCAAGTTCAAGAAAATGACAATTGACCACATTACGCCGTTGTCCCGGGGCGGCACAAATGATATTAAGAATCTGCAACTGGCATGTAAGCGTTGCAACAGCATGAAGAGCAACATGACAATGGATGATATGATGGGGCAGATTTCCGAGATTTTGAAGTATAACCGCAAACAGAAGTTGATTAGAGTGTTGGGAGGAATTGTAGAATGATTGACTATAAAGAAGAAATCAAGAAACTTTTGGAAAAAGTAGATGATTATTATGATCTCAAAAGAACATATAAGTTGCTCGAATATCTGTACTTAGAGGAAGTTTTAAAAACAGTGAAATGATACCAAAGTATACTGAATGATACTTTCACCGTATGCTATAATATACAATCATAATAAGCAAATTTAGAGCGTTTACCTTTCGGGGTAGGCGCTTTTTTGTTGCCAAAAAATAAATCGTAAAGGAGATATGAATTTATGCTGGTAGAAATCGTTGGAAAAAGATACGAAGAAAAGTTACTTACTACTTCAAGAAAAATAGCAGAATCTTTCGAAAAAGAGCACAAGGAAGTAATAAGGGCAATTGAAGGACAAGTTGACGCAGAGGGTAAAACCAAACATTTAGGTCTTGTAACACAGATTTCTCAAAGGGGAGATATCCCCCTTTCTGATTATTTTATAAAAACTTCTTATATCGGAGAAAACAATCGTGAGTATACCGAATACCTTATAACAAGAGATGGATTTTCCTTGTTAGCCATGGGATTTAATGGTGAAAAAGCATTACAGTGGAAACTTAAATACATTGACGCTTTTAATAAAATGGAATCTGAATTAAAAAGAATTCATACAGAACGCCAGCAATGGCAAATTGAACGTGACAAGGGTGTTGTTATTCGACATATCCTCACAGATACAATTAAGATGAAAATAACAGAAAGTCCAAATAAGAGATTTGCTTACCCGAATTATACAAATCTGATTTATCGCAATTTATTCGGAAAGACAGCAAAAGAGCTTGAAAGTGATTATGGCGTAAAAGCAAAAGAGAATCTTAGAGATTTCTTCACAGGTGATGACTTGGCGAAAGTTCAGAGTATGGAAATGCTTGTAAGTAGCCTTATTAATTGCGGATGGGGATATCAGCAAATTAAAGAATTTATCCGAAGCGAAGCAACAAAAATGATTGCATGAGGGTTAGCATATGGCAGAAGCATTTTTAAAAGTGGATGGGGTAGCAATGCCCTGTCCTTCTTCTTTTACATGGGGATTACAGGATATATCGGCATCAGAATCCGGCAGAACAGACGATACGACCATGCACAAAAACAGAGTTGGACAGAAACGAAAGCTGTCTGTAGGTTGGAATGGCCCAGACTGGGACACTGCTTGCAAAATTATACAGGCAGTAAATCCGGAGTACATACAAGTCACATATCCAGACCTGTTATCCGCAAATAAGCACGAAACCAGAACATTTTATGTTGGGGACAGGGAATCACCCTTTAAGTGCTGGTGGATTGGAAATGAGCGCATGGAAGGACTTAGTTTTGACTTTATCGAGAGGTAAGATATGCGAAATTTATCAACGGAATTTAAAGAACAACAGAATAGTGGGAACCGTAACTATCTGAAATATGCAGATTTTACCTTCACGGATGGAAGCACATTATCCATTACAGACAAAGATTTATGGTCTAATGGTTTTAAATTTGAGGATGCAGTATCGCAAAGCGGTTCTTTTGATATCGGCGCAGCTATCGTAAATAAGTTGACACTGCAGATCAACAACTTTTCTGGAAAGTACACAGATTACATCTGGGACGGAGCAAGAGTTGTTTGCTATATTGGGCTTGAATTATCTACTGGCATTGAAAAAATCCGTATTTGTACCATGACAGTAACAGATGCCCCATACCAAAACACAGCTATTATCAGCCTAACTTGTGAAGATTCCATGCGATTATTTGATCGCGATTATTCAGAAAGTAAACTGACTTATCCGGCAACAAGATTACAAATCATCCAGGATGCTTGCAATGTGTGCGGAGTAACACTTCAATCTACAAGGTTTGATAATGATGATTTTGTGATTCAGAATCGACCAGACGATAGTAGCATTACTTTCCGACAGGTAATTGCATGGGTAGCGCAGATGGGCTGCCAGTGGGCGAAATGTGACGAATATGGTCGCTTATGCTTTGGATGGTATGAACGTGAAGTCCCGGATAATTTTTATGATTTGGTGGAAACTCCATGGAAAGATGTAGAAGGTAACGACATATTAGATACCACTGGTGAACAAATCATTACTATCATGCAGACTGGGATTACAGCAATTCAAACAAACGGATTTACTCCATGGCTGTATGATCTTGAAATAACAGGTGTAAAGGTTACAGAATACGTTGAAAATTCTTCTCAAAATGAAGCGAAAACATATCAGTCGGGGAAATCTGGCTACGTTATCGAAATAAGTGATAATAAGCTAATTCAAGAGGGAACAGGAGAAGCAATCTGCAAGATTATTTCAGACAGATGTGTTGGAATGAAATTCAGACCGTTTTCTACTGGTGCTTTAACAAATATTGCATGGGAAGCTGGTGACACCATTGCGATTTCCGATAGAAACGGAAAACAGTACAAGAGCTTCCTAACTTCTGTTACTTTGAATCCAGGCGCATTTGAGCAACTTGAATGCAGTGCTAAGAGTGCATCCAGGAATAAGCAGAAACAATATAGTCTTAATCAACAAATACAGGCAGAAAATAATAAGAATTTAAGAGATGAACGTACCGCCAGGGAAAAAGCACTGGAAGAATTATCACAGCGCCTTGCTGAATCTTCTGGAACATACACGACAGTAGAAACACAGCCGGACAGAAGCAACATCTATTATCTTCATAATAAGCCGCAGTTATCCGATTCTGACATTATATGGAAAATGACTGCGGAAGCGTGGGCTGTATCTACAGATGGTGGACAACATTGGAATGGTGGCATGACAGTAGATGGTGATGTGATTGCCAGAATCCTTACTGCTACAGGTGTTAATGCTGACTGGATTAAGACGGGAGCCTTGGTGGTTCGTGATAATAGCGGAAATATTATATTTTCTGCCGATATAACTAAACATCAATTAATAATGGATGGATCCTCAATTAGGATTGGTGCATCTCCTTTGGATGGACTGTTAAACAGTATGCAGGGGCAGATCAATGGGAATATAAATACCTGGACAGGAACATCAGTACCTACATTGAGCAATTATCCGGCCAATGAATGGCTGGACGATACCGAAATGAGCAAGCATGTCGGTGACATTTACTACGATGGCGATAGCCACGCATACCGCTTTGTAAATGAAGGCAATGGATATTATTGGAAACAGCTGAAAGATACGGACGTTACAAAGGCACTGAAAGATTCTGAGGACGCATTGTCGGCAGCGAAACAGGCACAGGAAGCGGCAGCTCTCGCCAAAAACATGACATTGCAACTGAGCAATGAATACCAGGGCGTTTCTGTTGATTCTGATGGAAATTACGGCACATTTCCAAGCGATGTGATTACACATGCTGTAGTAATGTACGGGACACAAGATATTACAGATGATTGTAATTTTATAATCACAAAATCAGATAGTATAACAGGAATCTGGAACAATTCAGCAAAGACATATACGGTAACGGGGCTGTCAGCCGATGATGGTTGGGTAGATGTTAGGGCAACTTATCTTAGTGCTTTGACGGTGACCAAAAGATTTTCCATTTCAAAAATTTATGCGGGAAACGATGGAAAGAACGGTCTTCCGGGAGAACCTGGACGAGATGGAAAAACAAGTTACACCCATATTGCTTATGCCAATAGCGCAGATGGTAAAACCGATTTTTCGGTGTCTGATAGTAACCGGGAATATATCGGTATATATGTTGATTTTGAACTACAAGATAGCACTAACCCGGATGATTATGCATGGACGCTTGTAAAAGGTGCAGATGGGGCAAATGGATCTCCAGGAAAACCTGGAACAGACGGAAGAACACCATATTTCCATGTAGCTTACGCAAACAGCGCGGATGGTAAGATGGGCTTTGATGTATCTGATAGCACTGGAAAAGAATACATCGGGCAGTATACAGATTATACGGAAGCCGATAGCACTAACCCCGGTGCCTATTCATGGACAAAGATTAAGGGAGAACAAGGAGTTCCGGGTAGAACATATTTTCTTGAAAGCCCATCATATGTTATTAAGCAACGCGCGAATGGCAGTGTAGCCCCGAGCTATATTACTTTGAGTGCTTGGTATCGCGATGGAAACGCGGAAACACGAACAGCATATAAAGGTCGTTTTAAAATCGAAGAATCCGTAGATGGGGAAAATTGGAAAACGGTATATTCTTCTGCGAAAGACGAAACAAGCGTTTCACATAATTTATATACGGTATTATCAACTAAAGCGGGAGGAATTATAACAACGGCTTCTGGAAGGTCAATTGGAATTCCAAGAGATGTAAGTGCCATAAAATGTACCTTATACGCGGCGGGTGGATTTTCACAACCATTAGATTCCCAAAGTATGGCGGTTGTAATTGATGTAGATGCACTTACACATGAAGAAATATTTAACCTCTTAACCAATGATGGCGCAATTAAAGGAATTTATAAAGAGGGAAATCAGCTATATATTTCGTTCACTTACGCCAAGGGTGGCACATTAAAGCTTGGCGGTAAAAATAATGGGTATGGGATATTAGAGGTACTGAACCGCCGTGAAACTGGATGGGCTAGTAAGCTTGATCCTGACGGATTAACCATATTTAAAGATTATGTAAATGAAAATAACTATAAATGCCTTATTTTTGATTCAAGCGGAATTAAGTACGGAGTAACCGATTCAGCAGGATTACTGAATCTAGAAATGCCTCTTTTGGTTAACGATAATGGCACAATGGCCATTTTAACAAGTGATATTTATGGTTATTCTGATGATGGAAAAACAGCTTTTCAGTTTTTTAGTGGCAAAACAGTAAACTCAGGTTACATGATAGTAAATGTTAAATCAGACTTTTATGATTCTGCTAATTTTCATAAGTCCGTTACGATGAGTGGTCTGCCGTGGAACTCTAGTGCAAGTGCAGCTGTTGTTTTTGCATCTGATATGAAAACTCTTAATGCGGCTGCTGCATCTTCGATTCGTTACAAATCAATAGGAAACGGAAAAAACATAAAAGAAGATGAACTGGAAGACCTCTACAGAATCAAGGTAATCTGGGCGAAGTACAAAGACGGATATTTATCCGAACAAGATGAACGCTATGGCAAAGAAATGCCGATGTTCATAGCTGAGGACATTGACCGCAGATTTCCATTAGCCGTTGACCATAATGAAAAAGGCAAAGCTGAAAACTGGAATTACCGTATTATAATCCCCTGCATGTTTGCCATGCTGAAAAATGACCATGAGAAAATCCTGGCTCTCCAAGCGGACAACCAGGAACTGCATTCAAAACTGGATGCTTTGTCAACAGAAGTACAGGAATTAAAAGAACTTATCAACAATATTTCACGAAAGGAATGAGAATATGAGTGTAAAAACAGTACAAGCTACAGTAAATGGACAGACCGTAAGTCTAACCTATAACAGTTCTACTGGACGATATGATGGAACGATTACAGCCCCTAGTAAATCCAGCTATAATCAATCGGGACATTATTATGGGGTAACAATCAGAGCTACGGATGATGCTGGAAACGCAGAAACAGCAGATGCTAGTCATTCAACGTTAGGAAGTTCATTACAGTTAAAGGTAAGAGAAAAAGTTGCGCCGATTTCAACAATAACATACCCGACAGCCAGCGCACTGATTACAAATAACAAACCAAGCATTGTCTGGACAATAACCGATGATGATTCTGGTGTGGATCCTTCCACCATTGGTATCACCATTGATTCTGGAAGCGAGATCACAGGGGATAGTATTTCTAAGACTGCAATTTCCGGCGGCTATAAATGTACTTATACTCCTGGTACTGCCCTGTCAGACGGGAGCCATACAATTACTGTAAATGCGTCTGACTATGATGGAAATGCGGCAGCACAGAAGAGCGTTTCATTCAAAATTGATACCGTACCGCCGACACTTTCCGTTACATCACCGACAGATGGTCTTGTTACCAACCAGGCTTCCTGTACTGTTCGTGGTACAACAAACGATGCAACATCCAGCCCAGTATCTGTTACTGTCAAACTGAATAGTGGTAGCGCAGAGGCGGCAACCGTTGCTTCTGATGGCTCCTGGTCTAAGGTAATTACTCTTACTGAGGGTACCAATACCATCACCGTAGTGGCTACTGATAGTGCCGGAAAGAGTACCACTGTAACCAGAACTGTGAAACTGGACACTAAGGCTCCTGTCATCAAGTCCGTAACATTAACACCGAACCCGGTTGATACTGAAAAAACCGTTGTAATCTCTGTAGAGGTTACCGACTGATAAAGGTGGTGGAAACATGGTAGTAGCATTAAGGGGTACTATCAATGGAAACATTATCTCATTCGCAAGGGCACAAGGGGATAGATGGGAAGCCATCATCCCCAAAAGCCTTAACGGCGCTTATGTAGTTGACATGTCCGCTGTTGATGAAGCTGGAAATACCGCATATATAGCAAGATACATTATTACCATAGATATATCTTCTATGTGTGTTCACATTGAGCCGTGTCCGTATTATGAAGAGTTATTAGAGCCACAGTATCGGGCGGTTTTAGAAAAATCCGAGTATTATGTAGAGTTAATAGGAGGTTGCAACTGTGAATGTGGATTTTGAATTCGGAGAAAAGAAACATATAAAACTAAGAATATGCTCCTGCAAAGGTACCGATTTTCTAATCGAAAGAGCTTCCTATGAGTTGCTTTACAAAGGAACACAAGAAGTTGAAGATAGTGGCATTGCGGTAATACAAGGACATATTCTTGATGTGGTTATACAGCCGCAGAAAAAAGGTAGATATAAACTTAGAGTGATGTATGAAATCCTGGACGAGAAGTTGATTGCAGAAGTAGGAGTGATGGTGAAGTGATATGGCGAATATTTTAATCAGCGATGTAAAAATGACACCGAACCCGGTCACCGCCAGAGCAAGCTTCGTCCTGTCCGTGAAGATCATCGACAAAGTATACGCACTGGCCACAAAGGACGGCAAGTGCCTGATGACAAAGAATAATAAAGTAATTGAAAAAATTCCAAGAAAGGATTGATGAAAAATGTCTGAATCTATACCAAGTACACTAATATCAGCTCTCCCAGCAGCTACCAAAGTATCTGATACGGATATCGTGGTATTGGAGAATGGCTCTACAACCCAGAAGATCACTATAGCGCAGCTGAAAGAGGCGCTAGGGATTAATGCACTAAACACGAATTTATCTTATCTTGGCTCAAGTGCAAAATTTTATGTTAATAAAGAATTTTATTCTCCAGCAAATAGTTATAATGGGTTATCAACAGGAAGTATTTCTTGGAATAACATAAATGGAATGAAGTTTGTAGAGTCACCAGATTATAAACATTATTTTACTTTTCCAAATGGCACTTATTTAGTGAATATTAATCTGTTTTCAGATACAGTTCTTGATTCAACAATGGGAGTTGCGTTAAAAATAGAAGTTGATGATGCAGAATTTAGCAATCCATGGTTTAGAATGGTTCATGCATGGCAAAGTATTACTTACAGCTGCGTTATTACTGGTAATAAATTTAAAATGACAATTTTTCAAGATAGAATAATTCAAATACATCCCTCTGCACAACATTCATTTATTGAATTTGTTAGGTTAAGGTGATAATACAGTAATATTATAGTACATACATATACAGCAACGTTTGTTGGTAATTCAACATCTACAACATTTAGAATATCTAATGAAATAGAAATTATTTCAGTTCAAAATTATTTAGGTGAAATGTGTGTCTGTAATATTATACGATATTATGCATTCTGGGACAGCGGAAATCAATGGATCCGAATATATCTTGACCAAGCATATACAGGTGATCTTGGCGTAAAGGTTGTAGGTGTAAAAAAATATTCAAGCCAGCCAATATAAAACAAGAATGTCGCTTGGAAGGTTCTCAACTAATCGTTCCGCTAATTGATACTAAATATGTTATTCCATTTTCTATTGAAGAATTGGAATCAACATTTAAAATAATTCTCCAATGATTGAGTAATTCGTCAAGACTAGACACTGTAGCGTTGTACCATGAGTTAATGTTAAACACTTTTGCCGATGTTATATTAAGTTTATGTGCTTTATAGTGTTTTGGAATAATAATTACAAATCCCATTCCATATACCATGAATCCTGGAACCCATTGGTCTTTAAAAGTGCCCTGACCAGTTGATATTAAATTACTGTTTGATTTTATTTGACTGTTTTCCAATTACTGTATAGGTTTCCATTGTGTGAATTAAAATATCTAATATTATTATCAATATCCCATACCTCAATTGTGACATAACCTGCATATGGTCTAAAAATAGTTATAACTTGCTTATTACTATTGGATGGATTTGATAAGTTTGGATAATCTTCTTTCCATGCGGCAAATTTTACACCTGCATTATTAGGCAATGTAGAAAGTAACTGATCCCATGTAACAGACGGTTTTAATCCGAGTTGCGATAGTGAACTATAAATTTTTAAATTCGTGTTTTGCGACCTTCTTTCCCCTAAATGCTACAATAGAGCCAAAGGAGGAAAGAAGGTTATGGATATACGAAATACGATAATCAACAATGTATTGCTGGCGGTGCAATCCCTATTAGATGACCAACAGCTCCAGGCAGTACAGGATGCACTCTGCATTCAGCTGAACAGCTACGAAGTCCAGGAGAGAAGTACGGAGCTGACGGTAGTGGACAACACTCCAGACACTATGCTGGCGAAATACATAGCTACCAAGAGAGTAGAAGGAAAGGCAGAATCCACAATTCGGCGTTACTACGATGCGTGTTACATGATGATACACACTCTATGTAAGCCACTGCATGAGATTACTACCTACGATCTCAGATACTACCTGGCCGCATACAAGGAGCGCCGGAAGGTAAGCAATCGTACCTTGGACGGAATCCGCCGATGTTTCAGTAGTTTCTTTTCCTGGCTCTCTGCCGAGGGTATGATCGGAAGAAACCCATGTGCAGCACTGTCCCAGATTAAGTACACGAAGGTAGTGAAAAAGCCCTATACCGCACCAGAAATGGAGCGACTAAAACAGGCCTGTACAACACTTCGGGATTTGGCACTGATAGAATTCCTTTATGCTTCTGGTTGCAGGGTATCAGAAGTGGTAAGGCTCAACAGAAACGATATAAATTTTCAGACACAGGATGCAGTAGTCCTGGGAAAAGGAAATAAAGAGAGGATGATTTACCTTACACCAGTAGCATTAATGCATCTGCAGGATTATCTGAATACACGGACAGACACGGATCCATGCCTGTTTGCTAGTGTAAGGACACCCTATAAGAGATTGTCGAAAGCAGGGATTGAAAGAACACTAAAGAAGCTTGGTGAGAGTGCTAATGTTACTAATGTACATCCTCATAGATACAGGAGGACTTTGGCCACCAACCTTCTTGATCGGGGAGCAAATATACAAGATGTGGCAGCAGTCCTGGGACATGCTGATTTGAAGACTACCCAAGTATATTGTTACATCAGTCAGAGCAATGTGAGAGCGTCATACAATAAATATTCAGCATAAAGACATAGAGAAAACCACTCCGGGGAGAGCTCCGGAGTTAAAACTATGCCCGCTGATAGAATCATTAGGAGAAAGTTTTTTGTGTTAGAAATCAGCAAAACACGAAGATTCCATGCAAAATAGTCATAAAATATTTTGATAAAGTTTATGTTAACAACGGCTATCTTGAAACACAACCTTCGGATTTTGGCCTAAATTCATTAAGTTATATACTGATTGGGCATAAAACGGTACCCCAAAGTTGTATCATTACTGGCTATTATTGTGATGGAAAAAAATCTTATACTTCCGTTTATAATTCAGACGGAACTCCATATAGCGGATTTATAAGTGTTACTGCTGTTGCTTTTGGAAATTAGCTCTGGAAGTTAAGCATTCAAACCAATTTTAACCCAAAGCATTATAAAACTGTATACTGTTCCAGATGTCAATGCTTTTGAAACTCGAATAGTGTATAAGCTACTTGCATTATCACATGATATTCCGGTTGTATACACATAAGCATCTGACATAGATATTAATGCAGCTAAGCACATACCACTTTTTTTATTAATATAAAAATAGTTATTACCATTGCCAGTTACATCAGCTATTGTACAAATGATTCCAGCCATATTCGTGTTTATTCGACTAATTATTTTCATTTGAGCGCCTGAAATTCAGATGTTGAAATGAAGTTAATTAATAATGCACATATATGAAAGGAGACCACACATGAATATTAACACCTCATTAATCAGCAACAACAACAGCTACGCAGGACAAACACCTCGGTATATTGTCATCCATAATACAGATAATATAGCCAAAACAGCAGACGCCAAAGCACACGCCACCGCACAGCATAATGGCAATTTTCATGGCTATTCAGCCCATGTATTCGTTGACGATAAGTCAGCATACCAAGCCTTGCCGTACAATCGTGGAGCATGGCATGTTGGGGTAGATTACGGCGGTAAACTTTTTGGAACTGTAAATAATCATAATTCCATCGGAATTGAAATGTGTATGAATGCCGGATATAACTACGAAAAAGCATACCAGAATACCGTTGATGTATGCAAGCAATTGATGAAAAAGTACAATATCCCGGCATTCCGAGTAGTGCAGCATTACGATGTGTGCGCTAAGAATTGTCCATCCGTTATCCGTAAAAATGGTGACTGGGATAGATTCAAGAAGCTCATTTCCAGTGAAACCGTGACAGCGCCAACCACAAAGCCGACAGTAAAGGTTGACAAGTATTACCGTGTTCGCAAGACCTGGAAGGATTCCAAGAGCCAGATCGGGGCGTACAAGTCACTGAAAAATGCGAAAAAGGCTTGCAAAGCCGGTTACTCTGTCTTTGACTGGAACGGAAAGGCTGTTTATTCCGTAACAGCAAAGAAAAGTGTAGTCCAGGTTGCAAAAGAGGTAATCAACGGCGAATGGGGAAATGGACAAGATAGACGAGACCGCCTGGAGGCTGCTGGCTACAATTACGCAGAAGTGCAGAAAAAAGTCAATGAATTACTGAGATAATAATACTCCCGGGGCTTTCCCGGGAGCTACTTAAATGTCGTATATTCTTCAAATTCGTTTCTTATTTTTGCAAAGTCTTTTCTTCTGATAGGCACAGTATTCCCAGAAAACATAAGGAAAGAAGTGTTTATTTCTTTTACCTCGTCCATGTTTATTATGTAGCTTTGGTGGCATCTCAAGAATCTGGAATCCAGTAATTCTTCAATATCGGATAGTTTACATCGTTCCGTATAAACTATACCGCAAGTGCAGTGGATAATGATGTATTTGTTTCGGCTCTCAATATATTCGATATTTTGAAACTCCACCCGATGAATAAAGTCTTTTCCTTTTATCATAAGAGTGCTTTTGCTGATATGTTCCAGAGCATGATTGAAAGCACTATACATTCTGCCGTTTTCAGAACCTTTTATGATATAGTGTACCGGGAGTATATCAAGAGCTTCAAAAACATACTCTTTGTGGGCTGTCCAGAAAATAATATTTCCATTATAGCCATTTAATCTCAATTCCTTTGCGACTTCAATTCCATTTTCTTCTTTCAAAACGATATCCAAAACCACAATATCATACCACTCGCCATCTGCCACATCATCAATAAGCGGCTGCCCTTTATCATACGGAGTAATCAATGCTTTTATATCACCATTTCGTTTGAGAAAATTATTAATCCGATGCATAAATATATCAATCTGGATTTCGCTATCATCACATATTGCAATTCTCATTCAAATCATCTCTTTTCACGTAAAATTCGCCACCAGAGGTGCTAATTTCGCCATTTCCTGTGTGATTGTATATTTTTTGATACAATGTTATTGTAATACATTAAGATGATAGTGTAAAGGGGATGGATTCATGGAGAAACATAAAAAAATCATAATTGTGTTTATACTGATATTCGTGCAGGCGTTCTTGATTCAATACGTTTACTTCCGCCCGGATCGTAGTATTATCTTTGGGAGGAATAAAACTATCGAAACTGCAAAAGCAGAGGTAAAACAGGTTGTTCATGAACGCTATAAATCCCTCGCAGACAAGCATCCAGCCCCTTTATTTCTATCTATTATTATTACGATTTGGAAAAGCAAAAATCACAATATTTACACAAAAAAACTTATAATTCATAGAAAAATCAGAATAAATCAGTTTGCCAGGAAAGATTTAAGCGGAAACAATTCTATCCCAGTATATGGTTATAAAAACATGATATAATTTAACAAATAAGAACAGATGTTTGGAATATTGGGAGGGATTTACGTGGATTACAAGAAAGAAATTATTGAGATGATAGAAAAATGCACGAATAATCATTGGATAGAAGTGATTTATGTATTTGTGAAAAAGTTAATTGGATAGTGTAAAAAAGACAAGGGTTTGCGCATTACCCTTGTCTTTTCTTTTACTTATCAGAAATCATGTCAATTAGTTTTTCTAAGTTGTCCCAACCATCATCATCCAATCTGGCTAACGCAGACACGAGACGATGCCTAAAAGAATCTTCTCCAGATTTCATTACGTCTGCAAGCATGGCAGAAATTTGCTTGTCTTTAATCCCAGGTGTAAACATTTCGCCATTACCAGTACGAATCCATTCTTCGTTGACATCAAATTCCCTACATATAGATTTGATAACTGCATCAGTTGGAGTTCTAAGACCAGTTTCGTAATTAGTAACAGTATTGCCTTTCACTCCAATTATTTCTCCGAATGCTGTTTGTGTAAGATTTTTTGATTTGCGCACTTGCTTAATCCTATCTTTCATTTTTTTCACCTCCTGATGATAATATATCACAAAAAACTCACAAAGTCAATATTTACTGTTGACATCTAACTCGCAACGTGATATTATAAACTCACGAAGTCAAGGAAGGGGGCGAGCCAAAGTGTTGAATAACTTAAAAAAAGCTCTTGATGATAAAGGAATTACAATCAGAGCGTTTGCAAAGGTTCTTGGTGTTGATGAAAGGACTATTCAGAACAAGATAAAGGGGAAAACACCTTTTACGTATCCAGAAGCAGTCCTTTCTAAAAAGGAACTTTTCCCAGAATATGATCTGGAATATCTGTTTAAAGAAGAATAGCAAAAAACTGACAGGAGTGCTGTCCTATCAGTTCTTGCCTAAATTTGTTTACCTTATGTGTTTTGCAGACTGAACGTACTTGTTCAGTCACATAAGCAGCACCAAATGTTTCTTGAAACACTTCGCCACTTACGCAGTTTTAGTTCTGCGATTGAGTAAAAAAAGATTAGCTGCCCATTAGTTGGCGAATGTAGGAATTTTACCTATAAAAGTAAAATTGCTTAACGGTCTTTGGTAACGCAGTTTACTCTGCTTGCAACCTACAATAAGGAACAGGGCAAATTCAAAAGTTGGGTCAAAGCAAACAACTCCTTTCATTGCCCATTATCTGGGTATGAAAGAATTTTAACACATAGGAAAAATATTTTCAACACAAAATGAAATTGAAAATCAGATTAAGAAAGGAGTGATAAACACGAACCAGTTAGTACATATTGGAAATTCGGATATCTCAATAAAAGAGTATAACGGTCAGCGAGTGGTTACATTCAAAGATATTGATGCAGTTCACGGAAGACCAGACGGAACGGCAAGCAGAAATTTCAGAACAAACAGAGAGCGCTTTATTGAGAGCGAAGATTTCTTCCGAGTAAGCGCCGACGAAATTCGTCGTACCAAAATTTTTGACATTCCAGACAAGGCAACTTCTGATTATGCGCTTATTACAGAACAGGGATATCTAATGTTAGTAAAGTCTTTCACAGACGATTTAGCATGGGATGTTCAGAGACAGCTTGTGAATGGGTACTTTAAAACCAAAGAAACTGTAAAAAGGGCATTGTCACCAGAACTTCAAATGTTACAGGGGCTACTTTCGCAAATGGTAAAGAAAGAACTTGCTGACAAAGAAAGAGACCGGCAGATTTTAATTGCCAAAGAAACCGCAGATAAAGCTGTTGCAACTACAGAGAACATCAAAGAAGCGGTTAAGCCTGTATTTGATAACTGGCGTTCAGAAATTAATTCTAAATTCAATCGCATACAAAAAGGTGCTGGAGCAGAGTTTAAAATGCTTAGAACAGAAATGTACACAGAATTGGAACGCCGGGCTGGATGTGATCTGAATACAAGATTAAGAAATAAGCGAAAACGCATGGCTGAAAATGGTTGCACCAAAACAGAGAGTAATTCACTAAACAAAATGGACGTCATCGATGACGATAAAAAGCTGCGAGAGATTTTCTCCAAAATCGTAACTGAATACGAAATTAAATATTGTGCGTAGAAGAAAGGAAGTGAAATAGATAATGTCAGAAAAAGAAAAAAAAATCGTAGAAAAGCTGAAAGAAGCAATTCCTAAGATGTCGGAATTTGATAAAGGCTACATTCTTGGGAAAGTGGAAAGTTTTTCTGATAACAACCTGGAACAAAAAACAGATAAAAAAGAAACTGTTGATTTAGATCAGAAAGGAGATTAATGAAAACATCAAAAATCGAAATCCGGCAAGTAAATGGCGAATGTGGAATCTTCACAGAAATCATTATAGATGGTCACAAACTCGAAGGTGTAAGGAGTTTTGAGTTGAAACAGGGAGTTGGAGATTCAGAACCTATACTTTCCATTGATCTGAATGCTTTTGATTTATCTACAGATTTGCAAATGTTGCAGGTGAACCAGAAAGGAATTGGAGAAATTGAAGAAATCAAGTTCAAAGATTCACAAAGGATTCTGAAATTCAACATACAAAAAGTAACGCACACGGCAAAAGTTGATAAGAAAATAATAGCCGAATGCGTTACAAGCGGAATTACTTCTGCTGTTCAAAACTCAATTGATGATTAGAAATTATGGAGAGGGAAACACAATGAATGTTGAAAAATATTTATCTGAAAAGCTGTCAAGCCATGAGGGACAGAAATATTTAGAATTTAGAAGAAGAAACGGACAGGAAGCAGACGAACTCTACAAAAAAGTAAAAGATGAAATTGCCGAATGCCATCTGTCCGTTACGGAAGCAAAAGGGTTCTTAGAATTTATGAAGTTGGTTATTGAAGAGCTTTCATATATTCCGGTCAAAGAATGACTTCTGTGGTAATGCTTTTAATATCAAAACCTTCAGAATCAAATACATCTTGAATTTCATTTGCGGTATGAAGCATTGAAAGAATTTCTTTTGAATACGGATGTTCTTTGCCACAGTTTGGACACGAAATTTTATCCGCACTTATTGCTTCATTCAAGTAGTAGCTACAACGACAGTTACAGGAAACTTTTAATTTGAGAAACATTTTAACACACCTCCTTTCTGAACACATTATACCATTCAGAGGGAGATAATAAAAGAAAATAGGGAGGAAAAAACAATGATTAAATTTGAAAACGGCTTAGTCAAAATTTCCGGCAAAGGGACTGATATTCTTTCAGAGTATGCAGTTATCACCCATGAAATTAAAGAGATGTTCGTAAAAAATGGTGGAGAAGAGAAAGAAGTAAAAGAGCAGCTTAGACATTCTTTCGAGCATGGACTTATGAACGAGGAAGAACTTGATAAAGAAATCAAGGAAAAGTTCAAACAGGTAGATGCAATTATTCCGATTGTTTCGCTTCTGGAAGAAATGCTTAAAACATTTGGAGCAAAAGATAAGGAGGACTAATCATGGGAGAAACCAAAAGCACAGATTATATTCCAGAGAACGCCAATGAGGAATACGCACTTCTGGTTGGAAGGTTAAAGGCATTTGAAGCTTGGGCGAATAGCGTGAACGATTATGATTTCACAAAGAAAATGGCATTTAGAATGCTTGGGCTTGATGCAGAAAAATCAAAGGAGGAAAAGAAAGAATGAAATGCTTTAAAGGCTTTGACAAAGATTTAAAGTGTAGAGATTTCCAGTATGAAATTGGAAAAGAATACACAGAAGAAAAAGCAGACATTTGTAATTGTGGATTCCATGCTTGCGAATTTCCGATGGATGTATTCGGTTATTATCCTCCTTCAGATTCCAGATATTGTGAAGTTGAGCTTGAAGAGAATGGCCAGAAATCATCTGATGATAGCAAGAGAGTTGGAAAGAAAATTTCCGTAAAAGCAGAAATTGGAATTGCCGGAATTATAAAAGCTGGCGTTGAATATATAAAAGAGCAAGTTGATTGGGAAGATGATAAGGCAACCAATACCGGAAATTATTCAGCGGCAACCAATACCGGATATCAGTCAGCGGCAACCAATACCGGAAATTATTCAGCAGCAACCAATACCGGAGATTATTCAGCGGCAACCAATACCGGAGATTATTCAGCAGCAACCAATACCGGAGATCAGTCAGCGGCAACCAATACCGGAGATCGGTCAGCGGCAACCAATACCGGAGATCGGTCAGCGGCAACCAATACCGGAGATTATTCAGCGGCAATTGTCGAAGGAAAAGAAAGCATTGCGTTAGCTACAGGAATTAAATCAAAAGCTAAGGGAAAAATCGGATGTTTTATTGTTCTGACTGAGTGGAAAGAAATTAATAATGAATATCATATTGTAGATATTAAATCAGCAAAAGTAGATGGAGAAAACATTAAAGAAGATACTTTCTATATGTTGAAAGACGGAAAATTTGTAGAAGTAGATTAAGTTGCCCTGGAAGGTGCGGTCACACCAACCAGGACGGTATCTAACCAAGAATGAGTTAGTTAAATACAGGATTATTATAACACGACCTCCTGTATTTGACAAACAAAAAATACAACAGGAGGACTTTTTATGCAAAAAAATGGCGAAAATCAGCCACTTTCCAGTGAAATCATTGCTGATCTGGAAGAAAAGCTGATGGCAAGAAATGTAATTATCGCTATTCTGGCAACTGCACTTGCAGTAACCACATCCAGAAGAAAGTGAGGACAAAATGAAAGAGGTGGTAAAGACAATAGGAGAAATATTTGTAGGAATAGGGATGTTCACAGTAATCTTCTCAATTACATGGATGCTTACATCATTTGATGTTATTGGGGTGTTCTTCGTATCAACCGTCTTATTCTCAATAGTGTTTCTACCTATTATATTAGGAACGGAGGAAAAGTAAATGCAAAGATTAAATAAAGTAAGATTATCCGGTAGAGCCGGGGAAATAGTGTTCAGCCACGAACATTACGGAAGATACTATTACAAATTCATGCTGACAGTCATTCGTAAAAGCGGTGCAGTAGATATGTTCCCAATTGTTATCGAAGATTCCATTGTACGTGACAATGATTATAACGGAAAAGAAGTTGTTGTAACAGGGGCAATCAGAAGCATGGACACTTCTAAAAATCCAAATAAGCACCACAATGCTAATTATATCGCAGCTGACGAGGTGGAAATCCTGTATGAACAGGTTCCAGATGGTGATATAAACGAAGTAGAGTTTATTGCCAGAAGTTGCACAAAAGAGCCATATGCAAAACTTACACCAGTAACGCACAGGAAAGTTTTGAACCTTTTTGTGGCAATTCCAAGAGATTTTTCAGAAAGAGCCGACTTTACTCGCTGCACTTTATGGGGAAAAGGTGCTGATCTGGCGGTAGACGTTAAAAGGAATGATTACATTAAAGTAACTGGCAGGTTAATGAACCGTGATGTTTATGTTAATGTGGAAGAAACGGAAAGTGTATATGAGATTTCCGTAAAAGAAATGGAGAAATTGGAGGATGAAGAACAATAAAAATGAAGTTCAGATATCTGGCGTAATAATGGATATTCAGCCAGGAACATTTTTTAAGGACGGAGAAAAGTTTTTAAGATTCTATATTGGTATAAAACGTACCAGTGGGAACGTAGATTTGCTTCCAGTAATTGTTAAAGAAAAGCAGACGGAAGGTTTAAAGATTGGAAAACATGCTTATGTTGAAGGAAGATACAGTTCTTCAAACAAACATGAAAGTGGAAAGTTACATTTGATTCTTGAAATCAAAGCGGAAACAATCTGGTGTGGAGATGGCGATGGGAGCGCAGAAGGTGAAAACAAAATCATTCTGGAGGGTTATCTTTGCAAACCGCCTGTTTATCGAAGAACACCAAGTGGAAAAGAAATCTGTGATTTGATGATTGCGTGCAACGAATATGACTTGCGAAGAACAGATTATATTCCATGTATCGCATGGTGGAATGAAGCCAGAGAAGCTGCTGATTTCAAGGTTGGAGATTTCGTAAAAATAATCGGAAGAATCCAGAGCCGGATTTATCATAAAAAATTATCTGGTGATGAAGTAGAGCTTAGAACTGCATATGAGGTATCAATAGGGAGGATAATCGAGCATGAAAGTGGAAGTAAAAAAGATTTCGTTGGAGAATTACAAGAAGTTTCCGAGTAAGTCTGTAGATTTGTTTCCTAGAACAGAGATTTCTGGCAGAAACAGAGAAGGAAAATCCACATTGCAGGACGCATATTTGGACGTTTTGACAGGAAAGATGGCGAATGGTACAGAACCGACTTCTATTCGCAGAAAAGAAAATGGCGTGGAAGTGCCAAAGGTTGATGTTGTAAGAGAGCTTACACTTTCGATTGATGGGAAAGAAAAAGTGATCCGCAAAATCACAAAGCAGAAGTGGAGGAAACCAAGAGGACAGTCCGAAGAGGTGTTCGATGGAAATGAAACTTCTTATGAAATTGACGGATTCCCGGCTAAATCAAAGGATTATACCGAGTTCATCCAGTCAATAGCAGAGCCTTCAACGCTTCTGATGTGCAGTAACCCAAAACCATTTCTGGACACATTACAGAAGTCAACCGCAGAATCCAGGAAGGTACTGGAAAAAATGTCTGGTTTCGATATTGCTCAGTTTATGGAAGAGAATCCACAGTACGCTCATGTGGAAGAAATCACAAAGGGGCATTCCGTAGAGGATACCTTGAAGAAACTCCGAAAGGAACTGAATGCACAGAAGAAAAAGGTGGATGCCAAAAACACGGAGATTGCATATGAAACCAATCGAAGCGTTGAAGCAGAAGATACTTCCTCCCTAGAATCCAAAAAACAGGATCTTAATGCGGAACTTTCCAAACTGGAAGAACAGGAAGGGATTCTTGAAGATTCTGTAAAAGGTTATAACAGCCTTGCATATGAAATCCGAGGACTGAAATCTTCCAAGGATGGACTTGTTAGCAAGGCGAATGAATGGTTAAGAGCCAGACAAAAATTCATTTCTGATACAGTTTCCGAACTTAGGCTAAAAAAATCAGAAAAGGAATCAAGCATTCGTATTATTGGAATGGAACTGGATAACCACATAAGAGTTGGACAACAGGAAAAAGCTGACTTGGATAGAGCCAGACAGGACTATCCGAGAATCAAGGAAATGGAGTGGGATGATTCTGAACTGAAAGCTATTGAAGCTGAAACATTCAATGATTCTGATACTATTTGCCCGACCTGTGGACAGGAACTGCCAGATGAACAGATTGCCGAATTGAGAGCTTCCTTTGAAGAAAAAAAGAAAGCCAGAATTGAAGCACAGTTGAAAGTAAAAGAATCCTTTGAATCGGAGAAGCAGGAAAAGCTTAAATATGTCTGCGACCTTGGAAATACTTCCGCTGCAAAATTAAAGAAAACTAACGAGGAAATCAACAAATTGCAGTCGGAAATCAGTGCGGCACAGGATGAAGTTGCTGAACTCACTAAGCAGATTGAGGAAGAACAGTCCAAATTTACGGAGCTTCCAGAATCTGTAGATATGACAAATGATGAAGAATATCTTTCAGTTACAGCGAGAATTGCAGAGCTTAAAGAGAAACTGAAATCATTTGATGATGTTCCTGGAAAGAAACAGGAATTAAGAATGCAGATCAGCAATGTTATGAAACAGATTTCCAATGTGGATGCAGACATTAAGATTGCACAGGCAGCAGTCACAGAGAAAGAAAAGCGAGTAGCCGAACTGAACGAGGAACTGAAAAACCTTGGACAAGTTCAAGCTGATATTGAAAAGAACATTGACACCGTTCTTAACTTCTCAATCCAGAAAAATAAGGCACTGGCAGAGAAAATCAATCCATACTTTAAGCATTTCCAGTTCAGCTTCCTTGATTACACGATTGAGGGAAATCCAGTGGAAACTTGCAAGATGATCTGTAATGGAGTGAATTACTTTGATGGTTTGAATTATTCTGACAAAATCTTGTGTGACATTGATTTGCTTAGAGGTTTACAGGCTTTGAACGGTTTGAATTTGCCGATTTTTGTTGACAATTCAGAGTCAATTAACACAACCAGACTTCCTAACACCGAACAGCAAATGATTGTCCTAAGAGTGACGGATGATGATTTGAGAGTGAAAAGAATCTAAATAAAAAGTCAAAAAGCATAGGTGCCGTTGCATGGCAATGAAAGTTTCCACTATACCAAACTATATGACTATAAAGAACAGAAAAAGAAAGAACAAGACAATACAGAACATCTTTCATTGCTATACACAGGCACCTATGCAAAAACAGGAGGGGAAAATGCTAACAGCAACATGGGGAAAACATTTTTTCAAGGCAGATGCTACAAAATGTGCATCTGAAATCATGGAAATTTGCGATCAGATGGAATCTGCTACACCACAGCAGATTCTTGAGAAAGCAAGGGATGAAAGCACAGAATTACATAAATGCTTCACATGGGATGATTCCATAGCAGCTGAAAAATACAGAATCCACGAAGCCAGACAGATTGTTTGTCAGTTAAAAATCGTGGAACAGGATATTGATAAAAAGCCAAAGCCGACAGCAATTCGAGTGTTTTACAAGACAGATGGCAAAAGCGGATACAAGCCAACACAGCTTATTTTGAAACAGCCAGATGAATACGAAGCACTTTTAGAGCGTTGCCGAAACGAACTTCTGTCAGTGAAGCAGAAATACCAGAATATTTCCGAATACGAAGATGTTTGGGAATTGATTAATTAAACACGAATGCCGTTACTGTACTGATATACCTATAGGAGTAGGAATATAATACATTACATTGCACAGCAATGCAGCAAACAACAGGACAGGATAAAACAGAATATATATATTTGCTCTTATAGGTATATGAGTGCAGTAGCGGCGAAATTCCTACGTTGATATGCCTGTAAAATAGGCAAAAGAAGTAAAGTACAGGAAAAAGCAGAACACAACACGACATCACAGGATAGTTCGAAACAGAATATTCGCTTGATTTTACAGGTTTATGAGCGTAGGAAACCACAGCATTTATCAGTCTGCATAAGCAAAAAGACAGGATAACTCACAACACAACAAAATAAAACAATTCAGTATAGTGCAGTACCTCTTTCCCTTGTGCAGAGTGATAAGTGTTGTGAACACTTACTATAGGACAAAAATTCTTACAACAGGAAATAATAGCACAGAATAATACAACACAGTACTTAACGGATGGGCTGTTTTACAGGCGGTATAACCGTCATCATAAGATAGAATATTAAAAAACACCACATGATAGCACATTATAAGATATTACAATTTATCATGACTTTTATATCGCTTATAAAGCGGCTCATCCAAACAAATTGAATTTTGAGTATGTAGCATGAAGATGCTATGCCAAATAAAAACAAAGAACACAGCAAGATAGAAAATTAAAGTACAGCACATTCATGTTACATACTGAGCATTCAACTCAACCAGATGTATTTAACTGGCAGTAGAATCTGCCAAGAATAGGAAAGCTAACTACAGTGCAAGCAAAATATAGGATAGCATATTACAGAAAAATACAGGACACTATAAGACATTTTCTATTGTCAGTTAAGCATATCTGAAATTTACGCAAAGATTTAAGCGGATTACTTTCGCAATACATTACAGGATAGCACAGTACAATACGGCATACGAAAATACATAACACAACATTATATTTATATTAAACTATTGTGGATTAATCTGCTTGAATGTTTGCGCAAACAGAAACTATAAAAACTATTAAAAAATCGGAGGAAAAGAATTATGGAAACTAAAAAAGAAGAAAGAATTCAGTTACAGGCAATCAACGTTAAGCACGCAACAGTCACAATCATCGGAGACGGAGACTTAGTTCTCAATAAGATGAATGACGTGACCGCAAGAGAACTGATTGATCAGAGAAAAGACAAGGCAAAGAACCTTGAAAAAGCAAATGTATGGGAAGAAATCATTACATCAATTCACTGGTACAATGGAAAACCTACAGATTTCTCAGAAAAAGGCCTTATTGATGCACTCACCAACAATGCACCTTGCATTACAGCATTCGGGTTATTGAAATGTTTTTGCGATGCTGTTGTAAGAAATGGGGTTGATACATATAGTACAAAGTTCAAAGCTGGAGTAAATATTATCGCCAAAGGAGGTTTAATACCGATTAAGTTTGCTGAGCATTACATTGACGAAAAACTAATGTCACCAAAGAAAGGAAAACCTGTTCTTGTACATTTAAACAGATTTACCGGATGGTCAGCAGAAATCGAACTTGCATATGTAGATAATATTTATTCCATTGAGCAGATCGTTAATATTATTCAGCTTGCAGGATTTGGATGTGGCATCGGGTCTGGCAGAACAAGCGGTTATGGAAGATTCCACGTAGAGTAAATAAAAAATCGGTGGCATATGAATCCGGGTGAATGCCCGGAAAGCACAACAGGGAAAAATAAAACAGTTAATGAAAGAACAGGAAATTACAATTCAACATAGGACAAATTATTTCATCCTGTTTCATATGCCACTGAGCATAACTCTCAGGTGCATTCACGGTGGATTGAAGATTTACAAATTATGTAAGCCAGAAGATAGAAAATAAAACAGAAGGGCAAAACATGATAGCTAAAAACATATTTTCAATCTACTGCGCGTGCACCCAAGAAAATAAATAAAACCTTAGGTGTATTCACGATGGGATAATATGACACATCGAAAATAGGACAGCGTATATCATTATAGGAAACTACAGAACATTACATATTATCTCATTTTGAATGCACCTAAGGCAAAAAAAGAAAAGGAGAATTAAAATGGCAGGAAAAACAAAGTTAGCAACAGCAGGAGAACAGCAGGCGGCAATTGTAATCAACAATTCATTCATTGATGGATTGGTTAAGCAGCTTGAAAAAAAATGCGAATACGGTCTTTCGTTCCCAAAAGACTACAACCTCAGCAATGCGCTCATGGGGGCATATTTGATTCTGAAAGAAACAAAAGACAGAAATAATAAGCCAGTTCTGGAATCTTGCACATCCACAAGCATTGCAAACAGCCTTATGAACATGGCGACACTTGGTCTTTCAGTGCAGAAAAAGCAAGGATATTTTATTTGTTACGGAAATCAGTGCCAGTTCCAGAGGTCTTACTTCGGAAACATTACAATAGCAAGAAGATATGGTATGAAAGATATTCATGCGGAAGTCATTTATGATGGTGATAAGTTCAAATACCACATTGAAGATGGAAACAAGGTACTGGATTCCCACGAACAGGATTTTATGAATATTGATAATGATAAAATCCTTGGCGCATATGCAGTAGTTCAGATGGAAGATGGTTCAAAACACTTGGAAGTTATGAATATGAAGCAGATCAAACAATCTTGGTTACAGGGATATGGGTACAAAGAAAACGGCAATGGAACACACCAGAAGTTTACCGATCAAATGGCAAAGAAAACAGTCATTAATCGTGCATTAAAGCAGATCATTAACAGCCACGGCGATGTTTTTGTACAGGAAGCTGACGAAAACACAGAGAATATTCCAAAACAGGATATTATTGAACAGGACGTTGCTTATGAAATTAGTGAGAACGCAAACACAGAAGAATTCATTCCACAGCCAGAAGCAATCGAAGAAAAGCCAAAGCAGCCAACCGTAGCCGAAACCGTAAAAACAGCAGATAAAGAACCGATCCCGGCAGCAGAGTCAGCGGAAACAGAAATTCCGTCATTTATGAGCCAGGAGGAAATGTAGGATGGAAACTTCCACAATTGTGCTTATTATTTTACTTTCAATAGCACTTTTGGGATGGATAGTAACTTTTATTCGAAAAAATGAATACAATCGAACCAATTTAATTATTCTTTTAAATGTTATTACATATGTGGTACTCATTATAATCCGACTTACAATGTAAAAGGAGAGCCAAAATGAAGCATAAATGTATTAAGACAGCAGTATTAATCACAGGGGTTATAGCAATCACAATGTTTAGTGGTTGTTCTTCCTGTAGCAGATCATTAAAATCACTATCCAGTGATATTGACGGTGGCCTGAATCGAACCGTAACTGTTTACGATTACAACGGCGGTAAAATCAAGTCCTGGTCTGGGAAGTTCGATGTTTCCGAATCTGAAAATGAAGTTTATTTTGATGATTCAGACGGAAAGAGAGTTATTATCCATGGCGGTATTGTAGTGAATGAGGAAAACTGACATGAGTAGCAGTGTAATTGGAACAATCAAAGAAATTGTAAGCAATATGAACAGCGGACTTTATGATTTCACGGTAGATGAGAAATGTTCAGAATGCGGTTCGTGTTGCTCAAATTTCCTACCGATATCATCCAAGGAAATCAAGCAGATCAAGTGGTATATTCGCAAACACCATATCAAGGAATGCAGACATAATTTCAATACTGCTTCATTAATGGATTTAACCTGTCCGTTTCTGATGGATGATAAGGCAAAAGAGAAATGTTCAATCTACCCTGTTAGACCGGAGATATGCAAATCGTTTGTCTGCAATGACCCACAGGGAGCCAGAAAGAACAAAGCTTTAATGCACAAGAAATACAAGCCCGTTGATATGAGAGAAACTTTTTTTCGGAGGTGAGTAGGAATGAGATTAGTTTCACAGAACGGAGAGTTTGATGTTCCTTATGAAACTGCATCGTTAAGCAGAACCGGAAATATTATAAGAGTATACATTCCGATTGTCGGTGAAAAAGGAACGGTCATGGCTCATTATTCTACAGAAGAAAAAGCCAAGAAAGCCATGAAAATGTTACATAACACATATACAGGAACATTCTTTTCACAGAACATGCACATTACGGAAAATGATGAAAAAAAGTTCTTAGAAATGGTGTCAACCAAAGGGTTTGGAATCATAAGAACTCTTACAAGTGGAGATGATATGAAATTCGAACCGGCAAACATTGTGTTTAGATTCCCGGAGGATGATGAAGTGTGAAATGCGAGTATTGCAGACCTGTACGAGACGATAACGAAGAATTGATTTACACAGAAATTGATGGAGAATGCACTAATTTTACAGAAATTAGATATAAAGGCGGAGAATACAGACTTTACACAGTAAATGCATTCATCAGAATTAATTACTGCCCGATATGTGGAAGAAGGTTGAAAGCGAGGTGATGCCATTTGTTCATGAGAGTAGTAAACACAGGGAGTACCCACGGGAACTGCTATGTTCTGAAATCGAATAGCGGAGAAATGCTTCTTCTGGACTGTGGATGCAGATACAAAGATATTCTAAAAGCTATTGATTACAGAACAAGTGATGTTTCTGGCGTATTGCTTAGTCATGAGCATGGAGATCACATCAAATCATTTCGGGAACTGATGAATGCCGGTATTCAGATTTACACCAATGATGAAACCGTTGAACATCTGCAAATCATCACTGGTGAATTAATGAAAGGCGTTCCAGAGAAAAGACCGTTTCGGGTTGGTTCGTTCACTGTAATACCGTTCTATTTGCCGCATACTACAAGGGATAAGGACACAGGGCAACTTATTCAATGTTTCAATTATGGGTATATCGTGGAACATGAAGAAATGGGAAAGCTACTGTACATGACAGACTTTGAGTTTTGCCGATACAATTTCAAAGCAATGCGACTGAACCACTTGGTTATTGAGTGCAACTATTGTAAAGAATTGGTTGACAAAACAGCTGAAAATTACACGCACAGGCTTAAAGGGCATTGCTCCTTAGATACTTGCAAAAGCTTGGTGAATACAAACCATACGGCAGCATTACGGACAGTAACATTGGTGCATTTGAGTAATGAAGCAGCTGACCCGGAACAGATTTTGAAAGAGATAAAAGAAGCGGTGGTTTGGGATGATGCACTCGTTCAGATTGCAACACCTGGACTTGAAGTTAACTTGGACTTATGTCCATTTTGAAAGGAGAAAATTAATGAGCGTATTCAGTATACCAGTAACGATTGGTGTTAATGAGGAAGAAATTGCAAAGGAAATCCGTAAAAATGTTGAGGACAGGGTAGTTGAAAAGATTACTAAAGAAATCAAAGGAGTTATTTATAAAAAAGAGTTATATGGTAGTAGAGAAACCAATGAGCCGTTGTGTAGGATGATACATTCTCATATTTCTGAGATACTAGAAGAGAATAAAAGCGTGATCGTACAGGAAGCGGCAAAAGCCTTGGCAGATAAGATGATTAAAACTAAAGCTGTGAAAGAAGCAATAAAAGAAACTGTCGAGAAAGTTAAGGAGGACTAGCTATGGGAAACATGATGAGTTTAAATATCAGTGATGAAGTGATAAAAGCAGCGGTACAGGAAGAAGTTCATGCCGGAATCGTAAAGGCATTAGGTGACCCATCCGTTATTGTTCGTGATGCAATAAAAGCAATGACGAATAGGTATATTAATGAAGATGGAAAATTTTGTGAAAAAGGGAGTTGGAAAGCAAAACCATATTTTGACTGGCTCGCAGAAGATATTGTAAAAACCACGGTAAAGGAAGAAATTGAAAAATATGTAAACGAAAACCGTGAGGAATTTGCAGAAGAGATAAGAAAACAGCTAAAGAGTGCAGATTTCAGAAAGAATATTGCTGCTTCTTTTTTACAGTCTATTGTTAAGTGTACAGAATCCGAATGGAAAATGCCGATTGATATTTCATTTGAAAAGTCAAAGGAGGTTGATTATTAATGAAAATTTTCCTAAAAACACTTGACAAACTGAAAAAGCCAGAACCTTCCGAACAGGAATGTAAGTACGATAAAGGATGGAATGATGCAATCAAGAAAGTTGAAGAATTGATTTTTTCTTACAGTCCTGCGGATATGTGGATTCCAACAGATGTGAAGTTACCGCCAGAGCCAGATGTGAGAGAAAGCCCAGAAGATAAGATAAAATACAACGTTACCATAAAAGACGCCGAGTCACCAACAACCCTTACATATTTAGGCGGTGGAAGATGGGGCATGGTAGAAGAACACGGAATTGCATATTACCCAGTCATTGCATGGCAACCAATGCCACCAGCATACAAGCCAGGGAGGTAACACCATTGGAAATAACAATTGGAATTGGCACAGATGAAATTAAAGAAATCATCATGGAGCATATAAAAACAAAAGGATTCAATGTAACAGAAGATGATATTTCCTTTGTTATCGGGAAAGAAGAAACTGTAACAGGAAATGCAAAGAAAATTAAACACGCACTTATTAGATGCGACATTCAGATTGAGAGGTGAGAAATTGTGAATATTGTTATTCTTTCTGGAAGATTAACTGCTGATCCAGATATCAGAATGGGAACGAATGATACCAAAATCGCAAGATATATTTTGGCTGTCGAGAGAAGAGTGAAAAAGAATACAGAAAGAAAATCTGACTTTATCACTTGCGTATGTCTTGGGAAAAATGCAGAATTCGCAGAGAAATATCTTAAAAAAGGAACGAAAGTAAATGTGCGTGGAGAATGGCAGACCGGAAACTATACGAACAAAAATGGCGAAAAAGTTTACTCAAATGATTGCCTTGTTGCAGAGCATGAATTTGCAGAAAGAAAGAGCCATTCACCACAGACACAGGAAACAGATACACGACCAGTACCGCCGCCAGAACCTAGTTCCATGGATGTGCCAGATTTAGGTGGTATGGAAGATGAATTTCCGTTTAGTTAGGAGATGAAAATGAAATTTATAGATTTTTTTGCAGGAATCGGAGGATTCCGAAGGGGAATGGAACTAGCGGGGCATGAGTGCATTGGCTTTTGCGAATTTGATAAATTTGCTACTGCGAGTTATATCTCAATGCATTTGCTGACAGACGAGCAGCGAAAAGCGTTAGAAGATATTCCTATCAAGCAGAGACAGAAAGAAATATTAAAGGAGGAATATAGAAATGGAGAATGGTATGCAAATGACATTCGAAGAGTGTATGCCGGAGACATTCCAAGAGCAGATTGTTGGTGCTTCGGATTCCCTTGCCAAGACATCTCGGTCGCAGGAAAGCAAGCCGGATTTCAAGGAAACCGTTCAAGCCTGTTTTTCAGAGTTATGTACCTTATCGGACAGCTCAAAGAAGAAGATAAACCCACTTACCTTTTCATTGAGAACGTTAAAAATCTGCTTAGTGTTAATGGAGGATGGGATTTCGCCAGACTGCTCATTGAAATGGAGCAGGGGGGGTATGATGCAGAATGGCAAGTGCTCAACTCCAAAGATTACGAAGTGCCACAAAACCGGGAAAGATGTTTCATTATCGGACATCTTAGAGGGAGAAGTACCTCAAAAGTATTTCCTATCGAAGGAACAGACGAAAAAAATAGTATTCAAATAATCGCACATAAAAATGAATATAGAAGAAATACGCAAACGTTTTGGCCTGATGGAATTACCGAGGCTCTTGATACTGGACAAAGTGGTGGAAGAGGACATCATGTAGCGTTGCCATGTTTTATTGATTTAAGTTATAAAAAAACAGAGTTAACCAATAAGGCAAGGCGCTTACAAGCCAGATACAACAAAGGAATCGCAAATCATAAAGCTGAAGTAAGCGGAGCTGCAATAAAAGTCATAGGAGAAGTTAATTCGTCACAAGACGGAAAAGTGCTTGGGATTGATGGAATAGCAAAATGCCATTCGGCAGGACACAACAATAATCCGAAGATTGCAATTCCAGTTCTCACGCCAGATCGGGTAGAGAAACGTCAAAATGGAAGAAGATTCAAAGATGATGGTGAACCAATGTTCACATTAACATCGCAAGATAGACACGGGGTCGCAATTGATCCGCTCGAAGTATTGCGTAACGTTCGCACAGAATATGGAAAAGAAGTTGCCAATACGCTAGATACAAGCTGCAATCAAGGCATATTTGTGAAAGTTTCCGATGAATTAATTGTATATGCAGTCTGGTATGAAAAATATCAGTGCTACATAGCAATTCGGAAGCTGACACCGAAAGAATGTTTTCGGCTGCAAGGTTGGTCTGATGATTATTTTGAAAAAGCACAGTTTGTTAATTTTGACAGTCAGTTATACAAGCAGGCAGGAAACGGTGTTACTGTTTCGGTAATCAAGGCAATTGCAGAGAAATTAAAAATTCCTTGTGAATCAGATTGAAAAGGGGTGATTCCGGGTGGATTATAAAAAGCTTAGGCAGGCAAAAGCTATTGAAGCAGCGAACCGAAAAAGACTTCTGAAAATCAATCCGAAGCTTGATGATGGGAGCGGAATATATTTTTTAACCAGAACTGATGAAAATGAAATCCCATACTTTTATATAGGTCAGGCAGTACATATAATTCAGAGGATGTGTTCACACCTTACTGGGTATCAGCACATTGATTTATCAATAAAGAAAAGAGGATTTTACAGCGAAGAAAATCCTTTTGGGTGGAAAATAAATTTTATCCATTATCCTGTCGAACAGCTTGATAAAATGGAACAGTTCTGGATATTGGAGTACACCAAAAAAGGGTATCAATGCAGATATAATAAAACCTCTGGTAGCCAAGGAGAAGGGAAAGAAAAAATCAATGAATTTCGTCCGGCAAAAGGATATAGAGATGGAATTCAACAGGGCAAAATAACCCTTGCAAGAGAGCTAAAACACATCATTGATACTCACTTAAACGTATCAATCAGACCAGAAAAAGCAAATAACAAAGTATCTATTAAGGCGTTGGAAAAATTCAACGACTTACTCAATGAAGAAAACTATCACTGATTCTAACACACCAGTAGTTCTACTGGCTAAATTCCAAAGATAAAAAATAAAAAAATGAATAGAGGTGAGTTTTGTGTCAGAAAACACAAACGAATGCGTAATTGAGTGGATTCCAGGAAGAGATTATGTAGGGCTTACTGCTAAGAATGGGAGTACCTGGAAGAACAGATGTGAGAAATTAGAAAATGAATTTCCAGATGATGTAAAAATTCTTGCCAGAAATAATGATGGGTCTATTTTCGCTCACTTGCCGTATTCATACATTAAAATCAATCCACCAAGAAAATATTCCGATGAAGCGAAAAAGAAAGCTGCGGAAAGATTAAATAAAATGTGTGCAGAAAAAAGCAATACTGCGGCAGAAGAGCCGTTTTGCGTATGAATTACCGTCAGAGGAAATATAATGAGGGACAATCTGCCAGAAACGATATTTACAGATTTCTTGTCAAGTATTTTGAGAAACACGGATATATGCCTTCTTATGAAGAAATTATGGATGGAACAGACCTTACAAAGTGTACCGTCCAGAGACATATGCGGCAATTGGAGATGGATTCTCTGATTGCCACAGAACATCCGGGAATATCGAGAGCATACCGTTTGACGGAATACAGATACGGAAGGGAAAAATATGGGAAGCAAATTAAAGATGAAAGCACCAAAGAAAAATAGGGTGTTGGAATGCGATAATCAAATGTCACAGGCATTCGCCAGAGCAATGCAGAATTCAAGGAAAGAACTTGAATTTATGCAAGATCAAGCTTACAACGATGGATTCAGCACTGGTGATGACTGGGCGAATACAATTAACACGGTAACAACCATGTTGGCATTACGGAAATTGTATGGCTTTTCCACTAAAAGACTTTTGGACGTGATTAATTGTGCAAATGAGTTTGTAGGCCAAGCGAACCGTGGAGAAAGAAGTTTTATGAGCATGGTTGAAGAGTTGGAATCCAAAACAGATGTACGGATTCCAGATTTGAATAAAGAATTGGTCAGAAGATTTGGAGCGTAAATATTATGGATTTAGAGCAAAAAGCAATTGAAAGAATTCGACTTGCATCTGATCTCTCGTTGAAACATTATGGAAAGCCTCTTGTATGTACATATTCTGGTGGGAAAGATTCTGACGTGATGTTAGAACTCTTTCGCAGGGGAGGCATACCATTTGAAGTACATAATAGCCATACTACAGCAGATGCACCGCAAACTGTGCGGCACATACGAAAGGTATTTAAAAATCTGGAAAAAAAGGAATTAAATGCGAAATAGAAATGCCGAAGTATAAAGGCGAACATATCACGATGTGGAAATTGATTCCATTAAAACTTATGCCACCAACAAGACAAGTTCGCTACTGCTGTAAAGTCCTTAAAGAAACAGGGTGCGCAAATAGATATATTGCTACTGGTGTGAGATGGGCTGAAAGCAGGCAGAGAAAAGAAAGAGAAGAATTTGAAAAAATTGGTGAAACAAAGGCAACTAGAGAAAAATTCACATCAATTATGCTAATGAATGACAACGACGCCAATCGCAGAATGAATGAACTTTGTATGCAGAAAAACAAAATGGTTGTCAATCCAATCATTGACTGGAAAGATTCTGATATATGGGAATTTATCAATTCGGAGCATATAGAAACTTGTGAGTTGTACAAATGTGGATATGATCGTGTTGACTGTATCGGCTGTCCGATGGCCGGAAGTAAGAGATACAAAGAATTTGCAGATTTTCCTAAGTACAAACAGTCTTATATTAGAGCTTTTGAAAGAATGCTAGATGTTCGAAAAGAAAAAGGATTAGAAACCAAATGGAAGACCGGAGAAGATGTATTTAGGTGGTGGATGAATGATGACAATTTAGACGGTCAGATGGAATTATCTGATTTTATTGAGTATTAAAATCATGGAGGACTGCACAATAGCGTGCCAGTTGCCTACATGGGGAAAGTGAGGATGGAAATGAAAAATAATAATTACACTTCATTTTTCAAAACGAAGCCAAAGAAAGTAGAGAGATACATTCGTTGCAGAAAATGTGGTGGAAACATGGAATGGGGTAGGGGCTTTCCACCACAAATCAAATGCCCGAAGTGAGCCAGATTGTATCAAACTGCCAGAAACATGGGAAAAATATTTTGAATTGTATGAGAAAATAAGGAGGAGAAATGGATAAATTAAAACCGTGTCCGTTTTGCGGAAAAGAGATAGATACGGACAAAAATGTATACATTCCAGAAAGAGACTGGGCACCGTCTTTTTACGATCCTGACAGTGGGGGGGGATCCAATAGCCATTCACTGTGAATGCGGATTAACATTTTGCACAGACACATGGGATTGGAAGGAAGCTGTTGAAATATGGAATAAAAGAGTAAACAAGGAGGGCACGAAATGAAATTATTTAAAACAGTAGATGAGAAATTAGCGGAAATTGGATTTGTAAAAGAAGAAGAAGACAAGTATGGGTGTGTGTATAAAAGAAAAGATAAGGAATATAATTTTACACAAAAAGTCTTCATTGGACACAAAAAATCTGGTGGACATATTTTGCAGTCATATGATCCAGATTTAGGAGATGACAAAGGGATTGGAAATACTTGTGTTGGTCTTACAGGATATGAAATGAAACTGTTTATTAAAAAGATGAAGCAGTTAAAAATGTATGCGGGTAAGGAGGACACAAAATGTTAATCAGAAGTCAGGATAAAACAATAATAGTAAATTTCAACAATATTTGCACAGTATCAGCATTTCCTGAAAAGGATAGTGAGGATATCTATGTCGAAGATGGCACAGGCTCACTCATGGTCGGAAGATATTCCACCAAAGCAAAAGCCATGAAAGTACTGGATATGATTCGGGAAGCATACATGGAATACAAATCTGGTGAAATTGTTGGCAATGGGCTGGCGGGATCAGCATACACAGGAAGCTATGATACAAAAGAAAGTGTGGCGCATGGAATTGCTGTATTAAAAGGCTATGGAAATGAGATAAGAAAATCAATCCTGTTTCAGATGCCAGAGGACAGTGAGGTGGTTGCATGAAGTACAGAAAGAAGCCAGTTGTAATTGATGCAGTACAGTGGACTGGTACAAATCATCGAGAAATGTTCGATTTCCTGACGGACTATCAGTGTACAGACCAGTACATGTCGGCAGAAGGTAAGAATTTCTATATTGACCATTGGAAGGTTCCGGGGGGATTGGTTATTAAGACACTTGAGGGCGAACATCTGGCGAATATTGGTGATTATATCATCCGTGGTGTTCACGGTGAATTTTATCCGTGTAAGCCAGATATATTCAGAGAAACTTATGAGGAGGTGGAAGAGTGAAGTATAAGTGTGTGAAAGCGTTCACGTTAGATACATACGATGATGGATTTTACGTTGACGGATACATGGAAATTAAGACAGATGAAGTTTATGAAGTTGGAAATGAAAAAATTATTGATGGAGAAATTCATCTTGACGGAGTAAATGTTAATAGATGGATTGAAATATCGAAAGAAACGTTAGAAAAGCATTTTGTAGAGGTGGAAGGATGAGCAATAAACGTAAAATATACAATTACATAAAAAGGACAATAAATCCTTATGGAAGACCTTTTGAGGGAACAGCTTACGAGTTGGGACTTAAAATCATGGATTATATCGAAAATATGGATGACGAGAAAGAAAACGGATGGATTCCAGTCAGTGAGAGATTGCCGGAAGATGAAAAAGAGTATCTTGTAACGCTTGAAAAAGTCTATGGAACACCTGAAAAGCTTTATGGAATTGCGAATTATTTAAAATTTGGAGATGCCGGATATTGGAACGAAAAGAAATATGGATATCTTGAATGGGATAAATATTCAGATGGGCATGGAGGAACAAAGATGTATAAAGTTATTGCATGGATGCACTTGCCAGAACCATACAAGGAGGACTAAATGAGATAAGAGAAAGAACGGGGGAAGAAGAAATGATTAATTTTACATTAGGCTTTTTGATCGGTGTTATAACCGGTGCTGCCGGGCTTGTGTGTTTTGCGATTACATACAACAAGCACCACCCAGACGAATAGAAAGGAAGCTATGAGAATACAACTTATAGATGTTGATGGACATAATTTTCCAAATCTGCCATTGATGAAAATATCGGCATGGCATAAGGAAAAAGGTGATTCCGTAGAATGGTACGACCCATTAACAGCATGGATAAATCCACCAGATAAGGTATATATGAGTAAGGTGTTTACGTTTACACCGGATTATCCACATCCTGTATGCGGATCAGAAATCATAAAGGGCGGTACAGGGTACGAGTATCCGTCTGGTGGGGAACCATTACCAAGTGAAATTGAACATATTTATCCTGATTACGGCCTCTATCCAGAGCTATGTAAAAACACTGCTTATGGCTTTCTTACAAGAGGATGTCCGAGAGGGTGTGATTTCTGCATTGTGAAAGAAAAAGAGGGAAAGAAAAGCTGTAAAGTAGCAGATTTATCAGAATTTTGGAATGGTCAAAAGAATATAGTCTTGCTTGATCCAAACATGTTCGCTTGCCAAGATTGGAGGAATTTGAGCCAACAGCTTATTGATAGCGGAGCATGGGTGGACTTCTCACAGGGATGTGATATCAGAATCATGACAGCAGAGAAAACCCAATATCTCAAGGAGATGAAGATCAAACAGATTCATTTTGCGTGGGATCGGTACGAGGACAAGGATAAAATCGTTCCAAAGTTTGAGATGTTCAAACGGCAGACTCGATGGGACAAGCGAAAAATGACTGTATATGTTCTTTGCGGATTTGATACGACATTTGAGCAAGATCTCGACAGAATATATACACTAAGAAATTTAGGGTACTCGCCTTATGTGATGATATACGATAAATATAAGTTGCAGAAACGAGATCCATTAAAGCGAATGCAACGATGGGTAAATTCCAGATTCGCGTTTATGGCATGTGAACGATTTGAAGACTATACAGGATAGAAAGGAGCAACGGTATGCTGACAAGGAACAAGAAACTGAAAGACTACGGTATCCCGGTAGAGGATATTGAAAAACTGAATACGATGCTGAAAGACTTCCCGGCAGAGTACGGATACCTGCTTTCCGGTGCCGCCTTGTCAGCTTGCCCGAAGAACACGGTGATAGCGGATATGGTTATCGAGAATATCTTGCACCGGAAAAGTTACAGGAAGATCAGCAGAGAAAGATATATCCCGATGAATCCGAAAGACTTTTACGGATACAGACGCAAGACCGTCGCTGTACTGTATGAGAGGATGCGGTTGTTGGGAGTGTGGGAGGAATAAAATATGAGCAGACTAATTGATGCGGACGACTTAATTGAATATATTAAAATATGGGATATTGGAAATAGCATTAGTTCCGACCAGAAGGAATTTATTGATTGTGTTAATAGACAACCAACAGTTTTTGATGTAGATGAAGTTGTTCAACGGTTGGAAATGTTAATCGAAAATAAAGTTTCAGAATCGGGTGACGATTGGTATACAGCTCAATGTCTGAATGAAGCAGTTGATATCGTGAAAGGCGGTGGAGTTGAATGAGTAAATCAGTATTAGTGATTGATACACCAGAAACTTGTGTAGATTGTATATTTTGTCAAGAATACAGTACAAAAAGTAGAGAATATGCATATTGCTATGTAACAAATGGGGATAGCGAAAATGACATGAAACCAATTGACTGTATATATGGATATCGTCAATCTAAACCCGATTGGTGTCCACTTATGGAATTGCCAGAGAAAGACAATGGAGATTATCCGGCCAATACATTTGATGCAGGATTTGTGGAGGGCTGGAATCAGTGTATTGATGAGATCACAGGAGGTGAAGTAGATGGAAATAAGACCGATTACATTTAGAGAAGCAAGCGATTTTATAAATCGTAATCACAGACACCATAAAGCTACGGTAGGATGTAAATTTTGCATCGGTTTATATAATGGCGAAAAGCTAATAGGCTCTGCCGTGTGCGGAAGACCTGTTAGTAGATATCTGGATAATGGTTTGACATGTGAAATCAATCGAGTATGTACAGATGGAACAAAAAATGCCTGTTCCATGCTTTACGGTGCATGCTGTCGTATTGCAAAGGAAATGGGATATAAGAAGATTATTACTCATACTTTGGAATCTGAAAACGGAGCAAGTCTGAAAGCTTCAAATTTTGAATATGAAGGTATTGCAGGAGGTACTCATTGGACGGGATCAAGAGATAAAGGTCAAAAAATTCCACATGAAATGAAAAAGAGATGGTCAAGGACGCTTTGATTTAATCAAACAGGACTATCCGGCTGTAAAAGACCTTGCGGAATATCTTGAAGCATTGGAAGTTGCGGTTAAAGCATTGAAAAAACAGATTCCAAAAAGGTTTTATACGAAGATGTCGGATATGACTGTCATCATGACGAAAATCTGTACGCCTGTATATGTCCATCGTGCGAACTGCATATTATTGAATTTTCAGATAACGATGTAGACTTTAGATGTGATAGTGATAGCCCGGAAGATATGTTTCATTCCAGTATGATACATCATGCTTATATTGGAATGAATAATTATTGCAATAGATGCGGGCAGAAATTAGATTGGAGCGAGAAAGATGATTTACATAATTAACACAGATATTATTTCAAAAAGCATTGAGCATTTTGGGAAAGAAGTAGAAAGGATGGAAAAAGAATGAATAAGAAAGAAATCGCAGAGATCAAGAAACAATTTACACCAGCCAATTGTGCAATCACACGCATTTGCGGTTGTTATGTGGATGCAGAAAAGAACAAGAAAACTAAAATTAAAGAAGCTTTCCTTTCCATTCCAGAGGAAGAAATGTTTAAGTATTTTGACATTTTCAAGAAAACCATGTCTGGCAGACTTGGAAAGAACCTTATGAACCTTGATTTTCCATTAGCACAGGAAAAAGAGGGTGGAACACAGGAATTTCTTATGCGGATCAGAGCAAGTAAGCTTAAAGATGATGAGCTTTTGGACGAGTTCTACGACAAAGTAATTGAAAACTATGACTATCCAGAAAATTACTACATAGTTCTCATTCATGCAGCATATGACATTCCCGGAAAGGCTTCTGATGGAACCGAAATGAACGATGCATCAGAAGAAATTTATGAACACATTCTGTGCAGCATTTGTCCGGTAAATCTTTCAAAGGCTGGGCTTAGCTATGATGTGGCTGAAAATAACATCAAAGACAGAATTCGTGATTGGGTAGTCTCAAGACCAGAAACAGGATTCTTATTCCCTGTATTCAATGACAGAAGCACTGATATTCATGGAACCTTGTATTTCAACAAAAACACAAAGAATATTCATCCAGACTTCATCGAAAGCGTTCTTGGCACACCAATTCCACGTATACCGGGAAATGAGATCAATGTCTTTTCGGATTTCATCATGGATAATTTTAATGGAAACACAACATTCAGTTTCACTGAAAGCCTAATTGAATCATTACAGGAAGTAAGAGAACAGAAGAAAGATAGCCCGGAGATGATAACTGTATCATGTGATGAAATGGAACAGATTTTTGCATATTGTGGAGTTCCAGACGAGAAGTTATCAGATTTCAAGGAAAACTGGGAAATGTATTTCAGTAATGAGCCTGTTGCTCTTGAAAACATCCACAATTCAAAAACTGCAAAAATTGTAACACAAGATGCAACAATCTGTATCCCGCCGGATAAAATTGCCCTGATTGAATTGAAAGAAACAAACGGTGTTCCATCTCTTGTAATTCCGGTAAATGGAGAACTGAAAATCAATGGAATTGAAGTAGAATTAAAATAAACACTTTTTAAAAATCCAGGAATTGGAGAAAGGAATTTCAAAATTGGCAAGCGATGTAAAATGGATAAAAATATGTTCAGATATTTTTGACGATGAAAAAATAATGCTGATTGAAAATTTACCAAGTGCAGACAGCATTATCGTAATATGGTTCAAATTATTATGCTTAGCCGGGAAAAATAACAACAGTGGTGTTTTTATTTTAAACGATAAAATTGCATATACAGATGAAATGTTGACAACAGTATTTAGAAGAGACATTAATACAGTTCGATTAGCGTTAAAAACATTTGAGAACTACGGAATGATCGAAATTGTTTCCGGTGTTTATACAATTCCGAACTGGGGAAAATATCAAAATCTCGATAAAATCGAGCAAAAAAGCCAGTATATGAGAAATTATATGCAAGAATATCGAAAAAAGCAGAAAGACAAAATAGAGTGTAAAACTAACAGTAAACTTTACGGTAAAGCTAACAGTAAAACTAACGTTAGCTCGGCAGAAGTATATAATAAAGAACTAGATAAAAAAGAATTAGATAATAAAGAAAAAGAAATAGAAGAAGAGAATGATTTAATAGTATCTAAAGATACTATTCGTCAGACTGACGTCCAACGAATTATCACCGAATGGAACAGCCTGGAAGAATTTGGTATTAACCCTGTAAAAAGAATGACATCAAAACGAGAACAAGCAGTGAAAGCCAGAATCCGTCAGAACCATATGGACGATATCTTAGAAGCCATTGAAAACATTCGCCATAGCAGCTTCTTACAAGGCCAGAACAAAGAAGGTTGGATGATAACTTTCGATTGGTTCTTAAAGCCCGGTAACTTTGCGAAGGTATTTGAAGGGAACTATCTTGATAAATCCGGTAACAAGCCTCAAAGTTACATGGAGAAAATACAAAACAGGGTAAGCGAGGTGGATAACTGGGTATGACAAGAGAAGAATGGGCGGTACTGGTAAAGGCAATGAAAGCTGTGTACACTTCCCCAGCATTTCTGCCAGATCAATATGCTTTTGATACTTGGTACGGATTACTGAAAGACCTGGATTACAAGCTTTTAAGTTTCGGATTAAAGAAATATATGCAGACGGAATGGAAAGAGCCATCAATAGCCGCATTAAGGCAATGCGCACAAAGCGTTGCACCGCAAAAGGAAGAGCTGAATGAAACAGAAGCCTGGGAAAAGGTATGCAAAGCTATTCAGAACTCTACATATAACGCAGAAACAGAGTTTGATAAGCTTCCAAAAATCATTCAGAAAGCAGTATCAAGTCCGGCACAACTTAGAGAATGGGCGGTATCTGAAAATGTAGATGGTACATGGTGGAGTGTAGTTCAATCAAATTTTCAAAGGACGTATCGGGCAGAAGTGCAAAGAGAACAAGAACGAAGAAAACTAAGTCCAGACCTTTTAAAAATTATAGATACTGCCAGATTGGGAGGTGCTGAAAATTGCCAGATAGAAAACCATGGAGAGAATTAAAAAGCACTGAAATTATAGTCTTAAAGCGGAGACAATGCTCGAAATGCGACTATTACAGCAAGAGCGAAAATGCATGGAGTACAAATGCAACCTGTGATTATATCTTGATTGAAGAACATAGCAGAGGATGTGATCCAAGGGATTGTGTTAAAAATGGTATCTTCAAGAAGAAAGCGAGAGGAAAGTCAAGAGTAAAGCGAGTGATTCTATGAGAAAGATAAGCGAAATGTATAAGCGGTCTGGCGGTACAGCTTATCAGCATACCTGTTCAGAATGCAGATTCTTCCGTGGGGGCAAACATCCGCAATGTTTGCAATACGAACTGGAAATTGATTGGAATCCAGATTATATAGCTTGCAAATTTTACAATCTGGAAGAATCTCAGATTGATGGACAGGTCAATATATTTGATTTGTTGTGAAATATGATAATTGTTTTGACCAAAACGGCTAAAATTAATTTTTATGATATTCGTGAATATTGTTATGGTTAAAACAAAATAAGCGCTTAAAATCAAAAAAACAGGCTATCAATAGAAAGGAGGAACAGGAACCGCCGGCCGGCAAAAGGAATTCCCGGTTCCTCCTAAATTTTATGGATGAAATATTGAAATATGCTATTGAGAATGGTATTATAAATCCTGCACATGTACTTGAAGAAATACAAATGAAGAAAAATGAAGAAATATTAAAAAAATATAAAATATGGCAGGGAAAAAACAATAATTGGTATACTTATATTTATACAGAAAAAAATTCTAGAAAGCTAGTGAAAAGAAGTAGCCGAAAGGGAATTGAAGATTATATTATTGCTTTCGAGAAAGAAAAAACAGAAAAACCTAAAACATTTATGGATGTTTACGAGCATTGGATAGAAATTCAAAAAGAATTTGTGACGGATAACACTTTGTATAAGTATTCTACAGATAGAACACGTTATTTTGAAAAAAAAGAATTTACGGAAAAAGAAATTGAGAAAATGACAGAAGAAGATATAAAGGTATTCATTGTCAGAACTGTAAAAGATCAAAAACTTTGCAAAAAAGCGTGTAAAACTTTGTTTGGATATATCAAAAACACAATAGATAGTGCAAGGTCACAACATTTATTGAATTATGATCCTATGGAATTTCTTTCACCTAAAATATTTTATAAATACTGCACGGAGATAGAAAAGCCTTCAAGTCATAATACAATATCAGACCATGAACTTAAACTAATTATTAATCGCTGCAAAAAGGATTTTGATGAACAGCCAGAATACATTCCCTCATACGCAGTATATTTTGCAAGTCTCACAGGGATGAGAGTTGGAGAAATTTCGGCTTTAAAATGGGAAGATATAAATGAAAATTATATATCTATTAATAAATCAGAAAAATACAATAGAAATACAAAAGAATACTATATAGGAAAAACAAAAAATCAAATGAACAGATGGTTTCCTATGACTGGCGAAATTCGAAAACTTTTAATGAAATTAAAATCAGCAGAAATCAGCAATGGGTATATTAGTGAATGGTTGTTTTCAAACGAAAATGGAAGGGTTCATGCTCCTGTAATATCGTCATGCTTAAAAAACAAATGCAGGCAGGAAGGAATAGAAGAAAGAGGAATTCATGCATTTAGAAGAACAATAAATTCTAAATTAAGGTGCAATGGAGTATCTGCCACTGTTGCTGCATCGCTGCTCGGGCATACCGAAGAAGTTAATGAAAAATATTATACATTTGATGTTAGCTCTTTGGAAGAAAAAAATAAAATTGTGTCAAAAGTGCAAAGGATTGGATGAATAAGAACATAGGTTCTGATTACCTTTTTGGTTACCTTTGATTACCTCAAGTCTGGAAAGCCTTTAAAATCAAGGGTTTACGGATTAAAACGCGAGCCGTGAGGTCGCAGGTTCAAATCCTGTTGCCCCGATTTATGCAGTAAAATCAAGGGTTTGCGGACTTGGTATGAACAAGTGTTCTGATTACCTTTGATTACCTTTTACAAAAAGTACATATGAAAGGGAAAAGTACATGTGCAAAATAATAAAATCGCAGAGATGCGATTATTTTTTTTGCCTTTTTTCTGAAATTGTGTTATGTTCAAGAAAATGGAGGGCGAAATATGCAGATACACACAGCCTATGATGTAATGAAGGAGTTTCTAATAACTGATGCAGACCTTGAAGGCAAGTACGGAATCCCGAAAATTCCAAAGACTTTTATTCATCCAGGGAAAGATACTGTAGACTTTTCGGAGAGCTTCAGCAGAAAGATTAAGAACCATCGGGAACTTGATGTAAATTTCTATGTGGATGATGTACAGTTTCAAAGATTATGGAATCAGCCAGACAAGTATATGGAGCATTTAAAATGTTTTCATGCAGTCATTATGCCAGATTTCAGCATATCGGTTGGCAAGAATGGAATGCCGTTAGCTATGTGCCTGTGGAATAAATACCGCAATCATGCATTGTCTCACTACATGATCTTGAATGATATTCCAGTAATTCCGAACGTAAACATATTACCAGAATACTGTTGGGACTGGTGCTTTGATGGGCTACCAGAGGGAAGCACAGTTGCCTGTTGCACCAATGGAAGAGTAAAGAGCAAGGCAGCACGGTTGGAGTTTTGCGTTGGTTTCAAGGAAATGGAACGCAGATTGAAGCCGCTGCGAGTTATCATTGTTGGAAGAATCCCGGAAGAATTGGAAACAGACACGGAAATTATAAACTTTGAAACCAGGAATCAGAAGATTAACAAGGAGGGCGTGAATGGGAACAACGACTGATAATTACCAGAGAAAGAAGAAACTTTCCAAGTCCCAAATGAAGAGGACGGAACGTTTAGAGAAATCATCCTACAGAAGATATGGAACACGGAAGAAAGAAGGATTAAACAAATTGTGAATTTTGAATTATTTGGAACTTTACGCTATAGAAATATTTGTGCAAAATTAAAATTTAAGTGGTAGCTAGAAAATGCGAGAATTTTTCTGGTTGCCACTTTTTTCTGGATTTCCTTGATTTTCGGCTTACAAAATGATGTTGGAATTTGGAGATCATTCACAAGTTAGTTGCAACTATTGAAGCCTTAAACAGCTGCGGTTATTTATTACCACAAACCAACCATGGACAGCACCGGGAACTGATACCGCGCCGAGCTGATGAAACCGTGACGTTTCCGGGAACGATTGGACACCAACGAAGCCAACCGCCAGCCGTAGACCTGGCAGACCAGAACCAACCGCCCACAGATAATAGGCCATAGCAACAAGTAACATATAACGTGGCGTTAAAATACAATAATACTCTTGCAAAATAAGCCTTAAATAGCTTGTAGCGTATTTAGCCTATACTTTATTGACTGCGATTATAAAACGCCTTAAAATGACAAATACGGCGTTATACAAGCATATCACAATATAGTTGTATAGCCCTAATTGTTATATAGCCCGGTCAACTGCGGCAGATCACCGGGAAGCCTGGACAAGATACGCACATAAGCGGACAAAATGCACCAATTTACACGGTACGCAAATAAAGCATAGCCGAACATAGCTATACAAGGCTATTATACACCCATAGCCGCAGACAGTCAATAAACCATGCAACACACTATAAAGCGTTTTAAAGGCTCATAAACGGCTTATAATGCAAACGTGGCATAAATCACCATTAACAGCATAAAAAACGATTTACGGATAAAATAGCGCGTTAATTGATTGACTTATTATATTAACTTTGCAAGGTGCATCTGGCAGAATACCAAAAAACCGCTTGCACGCCGTGAACGTGCCGCCGGACTGGATACCGGGAAGCGGTGGAAATCTATTTCGATGCTGCTTTTTGATTTTTATAAAATAGAATTAATGTTGTTTCTATAGGTTCTACACCAGAAATGCACCGATAATTTCTAAATTTATTAAACTCAGCTTCCAAATGTTTTTCACGTATATAACTTATTATTTGCATTAAGTCCATATTTTTTTCTTTCTTCCCTTCACCCTGGGAGCCAGGAAATAATAAAATCATTCTGAAATCACTACATAATCACTGCATATAGAGTAATTATCACAAAATCTGATAGCTACATAATCATAACCATATTTTTCTATTTTGTAAGGCTTATTAAATTGTTCCATAAAGGCTTTGCAAGCTTTTATAACACAACTTGCTTTTACTGTTGTTATTTTTGATCCTCCAGAATAATATACATTATAGTTTTTCATTCTTTTAACCTCCATAATTTTGATAAAAAGACGCGCCCCGGAATCGAACCGGGCAGAAGATCATCACGCCTAACAGTATGCTAAATTAGACTGCCAGCCAGTAAGTAAAACAAGCTTTCCGTCATCGCGAGGAACCACAACGCCTGCACCATCTTCCCAAGTTGACCAGATCAGCCAGCCGGGATTTGAAAGCTTTTCCTTTTTATCACCGTCAAAAAGCACATAATGCGGTTTTATTCCTTTAGCTTTCTGCTCTTCTGCGTTAGCTATCGCTTCTTCTTCTGTAATTATTCTATTTCCGGTTTGCAAATGAATAATATAGTTATTTCCCATGCCTTCGCTCTCCTTTCTATTTGACACGTTCTGTATAATACTTCTGCACATCAACCGTGCATTCAATATCACACATTTTAGAATTTTTCACTGTCTCAATCTCCTCTTGGATATCCACAGGATAAGACAAACCCTCAAAAGTCTGCCGTGCTTCCTGTAAAATCTTCTGTTTAATGTGTTCTGGTAAATCGGACACTAAAGTAAATGCGTTAATTTTCAAAACATGTCAACCCCTCTAATTTTTGTATCTGTCCAAATATGAAGCATATAGCGGAATTTGTTTTCTTCGTCAACTGTGAAATTTCCATCTTTAACATGAAATATTGCGTAATCACCGTATTTCTCGTTAAGATCCTGGATGAAATTATAAAACTCTTCGAACCGCTCCAGATCGTCCACATGGAGCAGATACCGTTTAACTTCCGGGTTTGGCAAATTGGGTAAAAAACTTTCCTCAGCTAAAACCGGGCTGCGGAATAATCCGCAAACTTGAATCTTGCTCTTGTGATCGTCCTGTGTTTTTCTATCTATCATTGTAAATACTGCCCAGTTAAGGAAATTTAAATACTTGTTATTCACGGTTATACCTCCTATAAATCTTTTTTTCTCGGAACGTCAACGACCTCATAATCATTTTCGGAAAGTTCTTTTAAAGTTCTCAATGCTTCCAGGTTATTTTCTGGAATATCATATCCATTTTCACGGAGAAGATCGGCGGCAGTAACAAGGTACTGAGTGCCATAACCGTATTGAATATTACTTTTTAAAACATGGCCATTTACAACAACCGTTACTGTGTGATAAGTGTTTCCGTATAATTTCTGAAACCATCTACGACCTCTGATTACTAATGTTTCGATTTTTTTCATTGTTTTTTACCCTCACCCCTGTTATAATGGGGTTGCCTTTCTTTTTTAGTTTGGTGCTGGCTGTTCGTCTTGGTAGGATGCAGCCAGCTTTTTTATTTTGCCTAGGAACTAGAATTTTTCAATTAATCGGTGCCGGTTCCCTATGTCCTCATTGGCTTGAGTGGTTCGGGCGATTCCGGTTGTTTGTTTCTTTTGTTCCTTTGTTGATATTATAATACCATAATTAAGCACTAATGTATATTGACATAATAAACAAATTAAGCACTAATAAACATTGCGAAATTATGCAACTTGATTAAGCACTAAAAATATTGACAATTAAGCACGCGCATATTATAATGAAGAAAAATAAAGGAGGGCTAAATATGGCAGAATTAACAACGGAAGAAAAAGCAATAAAGAATAGAGAAGCGGTGAAGAAATGCATGAAAAATAAGGATAGAATAAATGTAATCTTACCACAGGGAACACTTGATAGAATTAACGCATATGGGTTAAAAACTAACGCTTTCGCAAGAGAATTAATTCTTGCAGAACTTGATAAAATGGATAGAATGAAAAAAATGTAAATTAAGCACAAATCACTATTGACAATTAAGCACTAATAATATATACTGTAGCCATGGAAAGGAAGTGGCTACATTGAGCAAGTTAAATAATATTCCCAATAAAAATCAGTGTGGAGTATACACAATAATAAACCGAAGAACCGGAAAAAGATATATAGGATCTTCAACACAATTAAAAAAACGTGCTGAATCTCACTCTTGTGAAATTAGAAGAGGAAAACATAATAACAAATTAATACAACAAGATATTCTAAAAAATGATGACTTTGATTTTAAAATTATGCAAATCATTGATGAATCAAGTTATTTGTATTATGACGAAATCAGAAATAAAATGTATCTAGAAGAATATCAGTTAATAAAATCTGGAATTCTAAACGGTGAAGATTTATATAATCTTGAAACAATAACCGTGGTAAATGGAAGATTGAAAAGAATAAAGGAAGAACAGGAAAAACTGTCGAAAAGAAAGCAAGAAGTTTATAGCATGTTAAAATTGTCAAATGAAAATTTATTAAAGGAATATGCAAATAATAAAAATTTTTATGAATCTAGATTTTTGGAAAAAGAAATACTAAAAAGAATGAATTAGCCATAAAATAAAGCCCTGGGAAATTAATCCCGGGGCTTTTAAAATGCTTATTTATGGCGGCGTAACGACAATCGAGGGGTTAACAGCCCCACCGCCGAAGCTGTTAAGATATTAATAGCACAGGTTTTTAATTTTTGTCAAGAAAAATATTTTTTATTTTTGGTCTTGACTTTCTGTAAAACTTACAGTATCGTTGTTATCAACGATGGTCGCGGGAACTCATGGAGGGGTAGTTATTGCAAAATCGTTTGCACCTGAACAGAATAAAACAGCACCTAACAAGCCAGATCAACCAGGCATTGTAGCCCGGTAAGGTCTGGCTTTTATTATACTTAATTAT